CCTATTATTCATGCATACGCAGAAGGAAAGGCAATAGAGAGTAGATGTATAAAAGGAGATAAGTCATTATGGTATGATGATGAAGACCCAAGCTTTGATGATGACTTCGAGTACAGATTAAAGCCAGAACCAAAGTATCGTCCTTTTGCTAATGCAGAAGAATGCTGGAATGAAATGCAAAAGCATCAGCCATTTGGGTGGACTAAACTAATAGGAGCAATCGAGTATAGTTTTATAACAGATGTTGATGATAATATTAATTATTCAGATGCTATTAAAGAATATACATTTGCAGATGGAACTCCATTTGGTATTAAAGAAAAATGAGCATGAATGACAATGACTTAGAAATCTTAGAAAATATTACTCGATCAATTCTCAAAGATACTAAAAGTTTAATACCTGAAATATCCCAATTAGTAGATGAATACTTTTGGGATTTAGTTAAAACTTATAAAGAATAATATGATATTCTATAGATTTGATGAAACTGGTACTGATGGTGAACCATTAATTAAGAATGTGAAAATATTAAAAAAATTATAGTTATGGAAACAGAAAATATAAATAACTATTCAGAAATGTCTATTAAAGACTTAGAAAAACTCAAAATAAAGTTTCTAAGTCAAAGAGACAATTTAGAGAATACTATAGGAGAAATAGTAAATAATATACGAGCTAAAAAACTACAAGTTAGTAATCACGCTCTTAGAGAACATCCTTACTATAAAGATAACACATCTTATCTAAAAGTTGTTATCAATGATGGTACTGGATATACTATAACTAAAATTACTCCTAGTGGTAAGTGTATAGGTATATACCAGTTTAATAGAGAGACTACTGATTTCTTAAAATATTATAAAATCTGTTCTCAATCTGAATGGGATAGTGCTATAGATAGACTTAATATATGGTTTAAAGATGCTAGTTTAAAAATTAAAGAGTTATGACTAAGAAAGAGTTTAATGAAATTGTTAAAATTCCCTCTAAATCTTTATGGAGTAGTCATAGTATAAAGGTGGAAAGATATAGATTTAATAGTAAAGAATTTCATGATTGGGTTATACGAGACTTAAATTATGACGGTAATGACATCTTTACTAATGAAAAGGGAGATGCTAATTTACAAGAAATGTATACTTCTAAAGTGTTTACTGAAGAAGAATGGGATTCTCTGTTACCTCATATTTTCTACAGAGACTTTAATAAAGATTTCGATAAGTTAGTTAAGAAAGTTCTTTCTTTATTTAACAGAATACCAGAGTATTGGAATGATTTACACCTTGAATTTTGGCAGGGAATATTTAGTTTTGGAACACATTGGCGTACTGATAGTCTCTCTTTAAGAGAATCTATAAATAAACCTGAAAATGGAGAATTATATTGTAACACTTTGTTAGAGATTTATCCTATATTTGAAAAATTTGTAATTAAATGGGAGGATCAAAGATTTTTATTAGATTTTGTAAAGCAGTTGGTCCAAACCAATATAGGGGATTATTATATGAACAATAATATATTATGATTAAAGCAACAGAAGCAAAGGTTATATCTTGGTCTGTCACATTAGACCAAAGTATAGTAGACCGAATAAATTATGCTATAATTAAAGAAGCTAGTAAAGGTAATTATGCTGTTGATATAAGTTCTATACTTCCGCCAACTAATGTTGCCAAATATTATGATTATCTTAAAGAATTAGGATTTAATATTTGTACACTCTATAAAGATAAACATGGAGTTTATGTAACTTGGAAATAAAAATAAAAGATATGAATAAACTTTGGATATTACCAACAATTTGTTTTATAATTGTTTTAGCTTGGTCAGTTCCTAATTACTATTATCAGAAAGCAAAAATTCTGGAATTGCAAGCAATTGTAGATAGACAAGCAAATGCTATTCAGCAACTTGAAAGAGAAAAGAATAATATTGAAGTAACTATTCCTCAGTATTTAGATAGTTTGCCTGGTGGCGACTAAATACTATAATATGGATGCAGATATTCAATTTGTAATTCTATTCTTTATTATAATAGGAATATTAATTGTTTCTATGACTTTTTTATTATATTATATAAGTTAATTATTATGTATTTAGAAGGAGACAAATGGAAAAATTGGCACACTAGATGTACTGATGTTGCCATTAAAGAAAATAAAGGTGAAGAAGATACTAAACTAAGTACTATATCAGTATCTAAATTACTTGAATATGCTCACGCTGCACTACGTGATTGTGAGATTAATAATTTAGATCCTAATAAAGTTCCAGTATTCCTTACACTAGACCATATGGAAAATTTATATACTCGTATAAAATTATCTATATGTTGTAGTAGTCAATTGGGAACTTATATAACTTTAGGTTCTTCAAATTATTATAAAATGTTCTATGTTGCTCCAGATTCTAAACCTGAAGTAGGTGAATATTGGAGAAGTAGAGGTGTAGGTTATGATTTATCTGGTTTTGTAGTATCTAAACTAGCTGGAGAACGTTTAACTAGACTAGTTAAAGATGTATTAAATACAGATAAACCTTTGTCTCATCTAGATTATAGAGAATTTGAACCTGATTGGATTCAATTCAAGTTTCAAAAGGAAGAATTTAATTTAGAGTTGTTAGATAAACTTGCAAGAGCAAATGATAATATAATTAATGAAGCTATATTAAGACAATGCATGATTCCGAAAAAGAGACAGATTTATAATTTCTTTGACGATGGTAAATGTTCATCAAGTAGATTATATAAAGCTTATGTAAAGAAAGTAATTCCTTTTAATAAGGCTAATATACATCTAAAGATACATTTAGTAAATAGTGCTCTTGATTGCAATTGGATATGGAATGGAGATACTGATTATTTTATAGGTTGTTATATTCCTAAGTATGACAATCATCTTATTTGGTTTGCTAGAACTAAATATGGTACATGGTTTAGTATGGATATTCAATCTAATTGGCAAGGAGGATTATTAGACGTCAATAGAGATGTTCAATTTAGTTTTTAACATTAATTAAGTTTTAAATTATGGGTAATGAAGATAGAATAGATCCAGATGATTGGTATGATATGGGTTTTCCATATAGCCGAAGAATCAAAAGATATTAAAGAGTTCTAATTTAGGACTCTTTTAAATATGGGGCTAAACTAGTATTTGATTGTCTAGGAGATAAGAAACACAGCAAGACAGTTGGAGAGACAACAAAACAATAATCGCTAGAGTTATCAATATGACTCCTGTTTCTTACGCTATTGCAGCCTAAGAAATCGAGCCGCACTTGCTTAGGAACAGAAAGGTGCACTATTTTCCATTTCTTTATTAGTTCTCTGTATACTTTAGGAACAGAGTGGTGGAAGTTGACAATATTAATCCTGTCAACCCTAACAGACAAGGATAGTCTTTAAAACCTAAGCTGTAAGAATGTTTTGATGCAAATAGGCAAGACGACGGGGCAGTACCGTCTAGCTCCACTAGTTCATAGAACTGTTTTTGTATTTATTGTTTCTAATCCCTGAGCTATTATTATAGTTCAGGGATTTTTGTTTAATTTTAACTGTTAATTATGGGAATTTTTAGTAAGAGTTTCAATATTGTCTTTATGAAGTATTAATATATACTATGTAGGGAAAATAAGCTGAAGATAAAGTATTTGAGGAATATAAAAAGTTAAGAGCTATAAAATAAACATGGAAGAACATATTAATAACTCTATTAAAATAATTGATGATATGTTATATAACATAGACATTCTTATAAATTTATTAAAGTAATTATTAAATATTTATCAAAATGGGTAAACAAATTTGGTTGCAAGATGGCAACATTTTTAATCAGGGTAGTGCAACAACAGTATCTCATCCTGAAGGATTACCGAAAGGTATTTATGAAGTAAAAGTCTCAATGACTGGATTTTATTTAAGTAAAATTGCTGAGTCTTTTACATTTGATTACAAATTGTATGGTCTAAACCAAAAATTTATTAATTATGTTTTAAAGACATATGAGAACACTACAGGAAATTTAGGTGTTCTGCTAGATGGAATCAAAGGAACTGGTAAGACAGTCGTTGCAAAGGAGCTTTGTAATCGTTTACAGCTTCCTGTAATTCTAGTACAATTAATGGGTGTTGATACTAATAGTAAATTAATAAAATATTTATCTACATCTATTGATTTTGACTGTATCTTCTTCTTTGATGAGTATGAGAAAGAATTTAAAAATTCTTCAGATGTTCTTTCTTTTATGGATGGTACTTATAACTCTATTTATCATAAGGTATTTTTACTTACTACTAATGAGTTAAATGTAGATCCAAATCTTCTTGGTAGACCTTCTAGAATAAGATATAAAAAGTCTTTCAATAATCTTTCAGAAGAAGTTACTAGAGAAATTCTTAACGATATCTTGGAAGATAAAACTTCTATAGAAAAGGTTATAGAATTAACTCATTCTATGAATATTATTACTATAGACTTAATTAAGGCTATAGCAACTGAAATTAATATTCATGGAATAGAATCTCTTCCTGATATTAAAGAAACCTTTAATATTGAGTTCTCTAAATTTACTTATTTGTATAGAGAATTACTAATTAGACATTGTGACTTGAAATTTACTCCTGAAAATGTAAATAATCTATTGAAAATTTATAATAAATATAAAGAGCTTAAAAAGAAAGATTGGGAAAATCGTTCTCACGAAGAAAGAGAATTTTATAATGAATGGTCTTCTAAGTTCGATGAGGATTATGGTTCTACTACTACAGATAAAGAATTAAAATATCTAGAACCTGGAGACTATTTTGAAGATGCCCGTATATTAATGGTAAATGTTGCAGAAAAGTATATAGTAGCTATGACTGATTATGGGTATATTAAAATATATTTAATTAAGAGTTACTATTCTGCAAGTAAAGCTACAGGTCTTGTAAATTATAAATTATAAAAAAATAATGCCTTTTTGGAACTAACATTAGTTAGTTCTTAGATATTTAATTTTTATTATTTAAACATTTACAAATTTATGGAACATTTAGTTCTTATTGGTATTATCGCAGTTGCTATTATTGTACTGCTTGTTATTATTGCTACAATGTATGTTAAAGCCCCTCCTTCGATGGCATATATTCTTTCAGGTTTTCGTAAGGAGCCACGAGTACTTATCGGTAATGGTGGAATAAAAATTCCTGTACTTGAACGATTGGATAAAGTATATCTTGGTCAAGTAACAGTTGATGTTAAAACTTCACAGCCAGTTCCTACTCATGATTTCTTAGATGTAATGGTAGACGCCGTATGTAAAGTTAGGGTAAAACCTGATACAGAAGGCACTAGACTTGCAGCTAAAAACTTCTTAAATATGAATTCTGTTCAGATTGCTGCTCAGGTGAAAGATTCTTTGGAAGGTAATATGCGTGAAGTAGTAGGCTCTCTTGATTTAGTTAGAATTAATACTGATAGAGATGCATTCTCTGATGAAATTCAGAAGAAAGCAGCTCCTGATATGGCTAAGTTAGGTCTTGAGATTTTGTCTTGCAATATTCAGAATATTACTGATGAGAAGGGTTTGATCCGTGATTTGGGTGCTGATAATACAGCAGCTATTCAGAAAAATGCTAAAATTACTCGTGCTAATGCTGATAGAGATGTAGCTAAGGCTCAGGCTGAGGCTGACAATGAGGCTAATGAAGCACGAGTAAAAGCTGACACTATTATTGCTGAACGTAATAATGAGTTAGCTATTAAGAGAGCTGAACTGAAGAGATTGTCTGATATTAAGAAGGCTGAATCTGATGCTGCATATGAAATTCAGCGACAGGAACAGCAGAAGACTATTAATATCAAGACTGTAGATGCTGATATTGAGAAGACTCGTAAGGAGCAGACCTTGTCTGAGGAGAAGATTAAGATTAAGCAGAATGAGTATCTTGCAGATGTAAATGCTAAGGCTGATGCTGATAAGTATCAGACAGAGATTGATGCTCAGGCTGCTTTGGAGAAACAGAAACGTGAAGCTGAGGCTGAAGCTTATAAGGCAGAGCAAACTGCTAAAGCTGTAAAGGCTAAGGCTGAAGCTAATCGTTATTCTCAGGAACAGGAAGCAGCAGGTATTCGTGCTAAGGGTGAAGCTGAAGCATATGCTACTCAACAGACTTTGACTGCTGAAGCTGAAGGTACTAAAGCTAAACTTTTGGCAGAAGCTGAAGGTGTAAGGGCTAAAGGTCTTGCAGAAGCTGAAGCTATGCAGAAAAAGGCTGAAGCATACAGTAAATATGGTTCTATTGCTGTAATTGATATGCTTTCTAAACTTAATGAGAAAGTTCTTCCTGATATGGCTAAGTATATTGCTGAACCTATGAGTAAGATTGGCAATATGACAGTTTATGGAACTAATGGTTCTGAGGCTTCTGGTATTTCTGGTAATGTACCTGCTATTATCAAGCAGACTCGTGACATTGTAAAAGATGCCACAGGTGTAGATATGGCAGATATTATGAAGGCTAACACTATTGAAGCTAAGGTTAACAAGAATGTTAACGTTAATGGCGATGTAGAGAACACCAATGTAAATGTATAAACATTAAGTATCACAGAGGAAGAGAATAGTCTCTTCCTCTTTTTCTAACTTTTAAAAATTTTATGGAATACTTAGATTTTAGAAATCTTGTTACAGAAGCATGTAATAAGATGATTAAAGAGAACAAGCATCTCTTTATTCTTGACACTCAAAAAGAGTTTTTATGGATGACTTATATGGAATCTTTCCCTGAAGGAGCCGTACGTCAAGAATTTAACTGTGTAAATTGTAAACATTTCATTACTCGCTATGGAGCATTAGTCTCTGTGGATGAGAATTATAAAATACATTCTTATTGGGAGGATGTTCACGCTGAAGGAATGTTTGCTAAAGTTGTAGATAATATGTTACAAGTGCTTAAAAATACTAAAATTAGAAATGCATTTGTTACAGAAGAGACTACAATGGGTTGTAAATGTAATCAGCAGATACTACCTTCTAAAGAAATAATTACTTGGAACCATTTTTATGCTACTCCTACAAGTAATTTAATCATGGATAAGTCTCAGACTCCAACATTCCGTGCAGGTGCTAAATCTTCACATGATGTATGGTTAAGAACTTTATCTGAAATTAATTATGATTCTGTACAAACAGTATTAGACTTAATTGCAGATGATAATCTTTATAGAGGTGACACTTATCTGCGACAAGTAAGTGCTTTAAAGACTGCTCTTGATACAATAGAAAATAAGCACTTGGAAGGCTTTGAGTTGGATAATTATGCCTGGATATCTTCTTGTGTACTTCCTGATGCTGTAACACATATACTTAATAGTGCTATAGGTCAGCTTCTTAAAGATATAACTGATACTAACAATGTTGAAAGTTCAGTTAAGAAGTTTGAAGCTATGGTTGCTCCTTATAATTATAAGAGACCTAAGGGTATTATCACCAAAACTCAGGTAGAAAATGCTTATAAAACTGTAGTAGAACTTGGCTATGAAGATTCTTTAGAGCTTCGTCATGCTAAAGTAGAAGATATATCTATTGAAGATGTTATCTTTGTAAATAGAGAAACTCGTAAGAGAATGTTAGGAGGATTTGATTCTCTTATGAATGAAACTTCTAATACTAGTAAAACTGCTACAGATTTTGAGAAGACTGCTATCCCAACAACTATGGAAGAGTTTCTTAATAATATTGTTCCTAAGGCTAGTAAGCTTGAATTATTCTTTGACAATAAGTTAAATAATAATTTAGTAACTCTTACTGCCCCAGTTAATAAAGAAGCTCCTTCTATGTTTAAATGGAATAATGGGTTTGCTTGGGCATATAATGGTAATATCTCTGATGCTATTAAGCAACGTGTCAAAGAGGTAGGAGGTAAGGTAGATGGTTATATGAGAATCTCTCTTCATTGGTATAATTACGATGATTTGGATTTACATATGATAAGTCCTTATGGACATGTCTGCTATAGCAATAAACATGACTTACTTGATGTAGATATGAATGCTTGTGGAGGTAGTGCTTTAGAAGAACGTAATAATCCTAAGAAATATTCTCGTAACGCTGTAGAAAATATCATTTTCTCAGGAATTCCTAAAGCAGGTACTTATAAAGTATTTGTTAACAACTTTGCTAAAGTTGAAAATATTGATTTAGGATTTGAAGTAGAAGTAGAGCTCAATGGAGTTATTCATACTTATGTGTATGATAAAGGCGTTCCTCATAAAAGAGATGTTTCAGTATTAGACTTTACTTCTAATGGACATGAAGTTGTCTTTACTAAAGAGTATTTAGGTAGTACTACAGCATCTAAAGAAATTTGGGGAGTAAAGACTCAAAACTTTGTTGAAGTATCTGCTATATGTTTATCTCCAAATTACTGGGGAAATAATAAAGTAGGTGCTAAGCACTATTTCTTTATGCTGAAGGATTGTAAGAATCCAGATGCTGTTCGTGGATATTTTAATGAGTATCTTAAAGACGAACTCACTAAAAATCATAAGAGAGTATTTGAAGTATTAGCATCTAAAGCTTTGACTCCTTATGATGATAATCAGATGAGTGGTTTAGGATTTATAGCTACTTCTCGTAACCAAATTATGGTTAGAGTAGATTCAGGTAAAATTTATAAAGTAAATATTTAATAATTAACAACAATGTACAAAGAAGCATTACAGAAGAAATTACGTTTTAAGACAAACAAGGGTATGGTTACTACAGAAGATTTGTTCGACTTATCTCTGCAGAATCTTAATACTTTAGCTATTATGCTGGATAAGAAGATTAGTGAGGCTCCTAAGAAATCCTTCATTGAAGAGCTTCCAGCTGAAGAAAATGATGATGAACTTCGTTTCAGCATCGTAAAAGATGTAATTAATATTAAATTAAAGGCTCGTAAAGATAATATTGATAGAGCACAGATTGATGCTCGTAACAAACGTATTGCTGAGCTTATCGCAAAGAAAGAGGACGAAGCTCTTGAGAATAAATCTATTGAAGAGCTTCGTGCTATGATTCAGAATTAAAATTTTTAAGATTTTATTTTTAGAAAAAAAATTCACAACTATAATAACCTCAGTAATAAGGAATACTTATTGAACGTTGTGAAACGTGAATTATAGTCGTGATAATTAAAAGGAAACTCAATCTTTTGAGGGGACTCTATTTAGAGTTCCCTCTTTTGATTTATTATGACTAGCAAATTTAAATTGTATGAAAGTATTGTCTTAGACAATATCAAATTTACAGTTAGTAATATTAGTGTAATTCCACAATGTGCTCAATATATAGATAATAAATTTGTCTATTTATTTGATTTTAATTACTCTTTAAGTTATGGGGATTACAAGATAGAACTCACAGAAACAGAAATAAATAATTTAATTAAAAATAATAAAGTAAACAAAAATTAACTTTTATAATTCTTATAATTAAATTATATTTATACCACAAACGGGTTAGGACTGTTATAGTTACGAATTTCATGATTCCCAGATGTATATATCTATAAATATACTGACTTTTTTGAAGATTTCAACATGAAATTGGAAGGGTCGTACTTACCTTAGTACACAGAACCGAGAATTGGGAAGTTCTCGGTTCATTTTTAAATTTTATTAAAATTATATTTTGAATAATAAAATTTAGATTTATAATAGTCAATACAATAAAAAAGAATAAAAAATGAAGAAATTACTTGTACTTAGTGTATTATTTACACTCTTGAGTTGTTCTACTGGTTCAAATAATTCAGTAAATTCAACTTCAAATGATTCTGTTAATGTTGATACTACAGTAGTTGATACTACTGCTATTGATTCAACTGTATGTCCTGATTAATCAGGACTTTCGTCTAGATAGCCAAGTGGTCAACGGCAGCAAGCTGTTAACTTGCCCCGAAAGGTTCCTAGGTTCGAATCCTAGTCTAGGCGCATGGAGTATTAAGCCCTGTTGGTAAGGGAACTAGACTGTCACTCTAGTAAAACTAAGGGTCACTTATATTCCGCAAATAATGGAGAGCACCTAGCAGTTAACTAGGTAGTTGTTAGAGGTAGCGGTGGCGATCCACGAGTATGCCTGATAGCTCAATGTATTATTAGAATATGGTCATGATAGTTCGCCCGTCTAATGCCATATTCGCTTTTATTTAAGCTTCTATAGCACAATTGACAGTGCAGCATTTTTGTAAAATGCAGGTTATTGGTTTGAGTCCAATTAGAAGCTCTTTATTTATATTTGAGGTGAGTGAAACGGCTTACACCTCGAACTAAACGGTCATTGGTTTGAATCCAATACCTACAACTAATTAAAAAAAAATAAATAATATGGAAAAAACTTTTAATTATCAATCTGACGCAAATTTTTATGATAAAAAGGATTTTATTATAGCTGTATTAAAAAGAAAAATAAATAGTTTTAAAGAGTATGATGCTGAAAGAAAAAAGCATTATGCTGGACTAGAACAAAAAATCGGAGAATTAGAATCCTATATAGATGAATTAGAAGATGGACTTAATATAGACTCTTTAAATAATAAGATTCAATCTTTAGAAAAGAAAGTTGAAAAACAAAATCTTAAAATTAAAGAATTACAAGCTAAAGTTAATATATCTTTATTTGATGATACTAAGTCTTTTGAAGAATTAAAATCTATAGCAAATAATTTAAAGAACTTTAATAGTATGAAATTGGCTGTTAAAGATCTTAGAAAACGGCTTAAAGATAATAAAAATACTATATCTGATTTAATATATAAATTAACACAAGCTAAACTTAAAATAAAACAATTAACTGGAGAGTAATCTCCAATTTGGGGCGTCGGCTCAAGTGGTCAGCACCTGCTTTGCACGCAGGCATTCTTAGGAGTTCGAATCTCCTACGCTCCACTATTAAACAATGTGAGATTAGTGTAGTTGAAGGCGCACATCACACTTCCAATGTGAAGGCTTGCGTGGGTTTGATTCCCACATCTCACACTATGATAAAGCTCTAGAATACTAGTTACAGGAGCAACGTAACTTATAGGGTGCCTCTCAACGATGCATACTCGCCTATTAGGTGTCGTAGAACCTACGAACTGGAATGGTTTGATGTTTTTTGCATTCCTACAGAATCCTAAATAATAAAAATAGAGACCATGTCTCTGACAGGGACCATTCCTGGGATTCTTAATTTTTTAAACTCTCCTCCTAGATATTTTATAAGTTAAACTTTAAATTTGATTTATTATGATGAGAATTTTAAAAAGAACTTTAAAAGCATTTAAGAAGGGTTGGATTTGGTATGTTACTCAGTATTCTAGATTATACATGCCTCCAATTATTTAATCTTATTATTTAATTTGTAAGTACCAAAGGGGTACTTACTGATGTTCGGTCGGGCAGTGAGCTCGACTTTTTTTGTTTGTATACATTTTTAAAAATTTTATATATTATGAGAATAATTAATACAGTTGAAACAACATTAAATAATATTAATGGTGCTACCTGGATTAATAACGTTAAAATAGAAGGAGCACAAACCATTAGTATTAATAATGGTAAAATTTATGTAAATGGAAATTTAAGAGAAGATCTTGAAAGTCCATCTATAGAAGTAAAAATAGAAGGTAATGTAGCTAGTGTACATACTGGCAGTGGTAATGTTTCAGTTACAGGAGATGTCACAACTATTAATACAACTAGTGGTGATGTAACTTGTAAAGACGTTAAAGGTGGAGTATCAACAATGAGTGGTGATGTTACTTGTAATAATATTACAGGAAATGTTAGTACTATGAGTGGTGATATATATTATAACTAAAAAGATTATTTATAATGAGAAGATTTAAATTTATATTAATATTATTATGTTTATTATGCACTAAAAGTATTGCTCAAACAATAACTCATGTAACTCTTACTTGTTATCAACCAGTAAAGAGTCAGTGTGACAGTAAACCATTAATTACAGCTGATGGTTCTAAAATTAATTTACATCATTTAAAACATAATAAAATCAAGTGGTGTGCTGTATCTCGTGATTTACTTTATTTATTTCCAAAGAATAAACCTAAAAAAGTATTTATAGAAGGCTTTGGAATATATGAAGTTAGGGATGTCATGCATAAAAGACATAAACATCGTATTGATATATTAATACATCCAAAAAATTCTAAACGAATTAGTATTAAGAACGTAAAAGTTAAAATTCTTAAATAATATGTTATAAATATAACTATTATGCAAGTAATACTTTATAATTATTAAAAACTTTAAAAAATGAATTTTTTAACTATATGATGACATTAAAAGAAGCTGTAGAAGCCTTTGATGGCAAGAAGAAAGGGACTAGTAGGTTTATCTTATTAGTCCCTATTTTTGTATTAGCATTACTAATATTTATTAATTTAAATGGTTAAGTATAAAAAGTGTGGAGCACTACGAATTAGAATAGATGGTAATAAATGTATTGTAGTAAATCTTAAATTACCTTCTATTACTAGTCGTAGTACTTCGTATTTAGATTTTTTAAGAGAAACTATTATAGATAGTAATAAGCAAGAGTTTAATAATGCTGTAGAAACAATTTGTACTAGAATTAAATCTTTATAGTATTATCTTACTTATCATAACGCAGATGATTATTAGTAGAAAATTATTAATATGATTAAATGTGTTTATTGATTTAACATTAGACGATGACAATATTAATAGAAGATATTTAATAGCCGTAGATGATATTTCCTTAGTAGAAGAAGTTGGTGAAAGCTCTTACATTATGTTAAAGAGTGGAGGCTGCTTATCTGTGAAGGAATCTATTGATTATATAAAATCTCTATTAGACAATGTCAAATGATAAGGTAAAAATAGATTTAGGGTGTGGAACTTCACTTATCCCAGGATCTTTCCTGATTTTATTGATAGCTAAAGTTATTCTACACTCAGATATTTCTTGGTTAGTTGTTTTTAGTCCACTCTTAATAGGAATAGGACTTATAATTATACTTTGTATTATATGGATAATTTTATATTGTATATCTAATGGAAGATCTAACAGATATTATAAGTGATCTAGATGATTATTGGAATGATCTAGAAGCGGACTATTGGAATTCTTTAGAAAAAGAAGGACTATGAATTCAGATACTTATGAAATAAAAGCAAATAAAGCTTGGAAAACATTAATTACAAAGTCTCCTTATCTATTAATGTCTAGTAAAGAATTAGAAAAATGTAAAGGCTTTTTTATTCTAGGATATTATACAGCAATTAGAGATTTTCACTTATGAAGTATCAAAAAGCTAGTCAAGTATCTTTATTAGTAGAATTAATTAAATCTTCTGAAATAGTGTCTAAAGAATACTCTGAAGCACGTATATCAGAAGATTTAATTTCTAATATAAAGATATTGTGTATGAAAGATAATAGTTTTAGAAGAAGTTTCTATAGTATAATGCAGAAACTTGGAAAGAAATATTTAGATATTTATATAAATAAATTATCAGAGTTATGATAAAAATCAATGGAGTAGTTTATCCTATGCTTCAAGAACTTTTTGCTAATGATTCAACAATAACTATTTATATTTATAAATTATGCAACAATTAAATTTAGTACGTCTAGAAGATAGTGATATTAAGTATTCTATCTCTAGATTTCCAGATGGGGAAGTACAAATTTCCTTAGGAGAATTCAGTCATAAGGAGCAAGTATTAGTAAAATGTAGAGTTACTAATGCTGAAGACTTATTTATACTTATGCAAGTTTTAGATATTCTTGATAGACATGAAGTTCTATATAAATTAAATATCTATTACTTAATGAGTATGAGAATGGATCGAATAATGGATTTCAATAGACCATTCACTTTAAAAATAGTTTTAAATATATTAAAAAATTGTAATGCAGAGACTATTGAAATTCTAGAACCTCATTCTGATGTTTATTATGATCCTAGATTTGGAGTTAAATTCATGCCTCTTTATAGCGAAAAGAATCCGTCTAATAATACTTGGGCAGAATTTCAATTAGTTTTTCCAGATGCCGGAGCTGTAAAGAGAAATGAATTCAGATATAATCGCGTAGGAATTACTTGTAGTAAAATTCGAGATTTAACTACTGGAATAATCTTAGAGATTAAAATAGATAATCCTGAAAATATACAGGATAAACCTCTGTTAATTCTTGATGATTTATGTGATGGTGGTGGAACCTTCTGTGGTATTGCTAAAGCATTTAATGCTTTAGGTATTCCTAAAGAGCGTTTAAATATTGCAGTTACTCATATGGTAAATCCTAAGGGTATAAAGAATTTATCAGAAAACTTTAATCACGTATGGTTTACTAACTCTTATAAAGACTGGGATAATCTTCCTGAGAATGTTACAATGTTTAAGGTTATTTAATGTATATTTTAGGACTTATTATAACTATTATTTTGGTAATAATTATAATTGATCCAAAATTAGATATTACAGATAATCAATGTATATTGTGGTATTCAAATTTAGAAGGAGAACGTTGTTATTTAATACTTTGGAATAAAAATGATCGTTATAAATAAAAATGAATTAGATCCTAACTTAATTCATGATATTAATTTAGAGTTAGAAGCATTATTTACAGATAATAGAACTTGGGAAATTAGTTCTAGTACTGGAGATTTAGATGATGCTTCAGATGTACGAATTGTTATTAAAGGTGAGGGACATTGTTATATTTCCACAATAAGTGATACTGAAAAGTACATTAAGGATTTATTAGATGGTTATAGAAAAGCTCATAATTTTGATACTTTTTGTATGTCTACAACGTATTTTGATCCTGAAAAGAACGGAATAGTATTTGAATATGCAGATTACATATCTTTATAATTATGTTACAGATTTATACTGATGGTGCTTATAAATCTTCTATTGACCAGGGAGGTATTGGAATAGTATGGATGAAGAATAATGAAGTATTTAAAAAGTACTCTAAAGGCTTTAAACATACTACTAATAATAAAATGGAATTAATTGCTATGCTATGTGCTTTTAAGTCTATTAAAACTCCAATGGATGAAGTAGAATTTATAAGTGATAGTCAATATGTACTAGGATGTCTTACTATGGGTTGGAAGAAAAAGAAGAATGTAGAACTCTGGAATATTTTAGATAAAGAATATGAAAGAGTTAAATCTTTAATAAAAAATATCAAATTTACTCATGTTAGAGGACATCAAGATTGTTTTGGTAATAACTTAGCGGATGAGTTAGCTAGTAACGCTAGCTTAGAATTACTAGAATAATGTGTTTAATTCTACTAATAATAATTGTTTTTGCAGGTGCAGCTATTTATATTGGATCTGCATTTTCTGTTATACATAAATGGGATGAAAATAATGTTCCCTTTAATATAATGTCAATGCTAATATTAATATGTCCAATTATAAATACATTATTAGCGCTGTATTACCTATATCCTGAGTTAACAGAAACTTTAAGTAAAATTTTTAAAAAATAATTAATTATGGCTAAAGAAATTGTAAAAGTAACAGTAGACACTATTACTACTTATCGTACTACTGGTGGTAAAATTGCGGTAAAACGTAGTGACAGATTAAAACCAAGTAGATATTTTGATAATATCAAAGATGCTCGTAAGTATACTGAGGAGCACTTTGAAGGTAATGTCTCAGAGTCTCTCTAAGACATTTTCATTTCTAGAGTGATAAATTGTTCATGATTATAAATTTAGAAGTTTGTAGGCTATTCTAGACGTGTCTATGACTAAATTATGGTATTTTACCTAGATAATTTTAATATTACACAGATGACTAATTTTCTTTTAATTTTCAATTCTAGTTAAAATGAAGTATAAGGCAAAACTTGAAAGACTTCGTCAGAAGCAGGTATGGTGGGATAAGCTCCCTCAGTTAGTAAAAAATGCAACAACAAGACCTGGTGGTATTGGATCAAAGTAATCTATGATAATTAAAGAGTCTGATTTTGAATTAAGATCTTCAACAAATGATGAAAGTTGTCCTCATTGGGATTTATATATTATGAAAACCATTAATGCCAAATCTAAAACTAGAGAGGCTAGAGAGGAACTTACTTTAGCAGGATATGGATTAACCTTATCTGGAGCTATGGCATCAATTGCTAGATATAGAGTAGCTAGAGCTAATCCTGAAAAGGCTTTTACTATGCAACAATATTTAGATTCCTATACAAAAGAACTTCATAGATTATATGATATTGTGGGAGAAACTCCTAACAATACTACTTTGATGGAGGAATGATTAAGTCTATTCCTATAACTACTTGGAGAGATGAACATCATAGAGATATTACAGTTTCTAAAATGTTTGTCTATGAACTTACAGCATATGCTCACTATAAAGATAGAGAGGAATTGCTAGGTAGTAAGTTTATATCTTCAAGTAAACCTCTTAAAGAGAGGATACAAGTTACTAAAAAGATTGGATATAGAATTATAAAATCCATTGACTTAGTATCGGCTCCTCTAGATTATATTATTAATAATTCCAAATTTAAAAAATTATGACAAATACTAAGCAGAAATTTGTAGATTACAGAGAAGGTAGTTTTGTAGACTTTGAAGGTAAAGATCATTACTTTGTAGTATGTACTGTTCTTAGAGAAAGTGCTATGTTTGAAAATCCTACTAGAATTCTTAGTTTTGGAGTATCTTTCTGTAATCCAGTAGATAAACACAACAATGAACTTGGTAAGAAAATTGCTTATGGTAAGAGTATTAGTAATAGAAATACCAATGTACTATTAGGTAGAGCAGGACTTCTTAATATTGAGACTGTAAAATACATACTCGATAATGAAGTTAATCACGTAAAACAATATCCTGAGCAGTATAGTGTAGCATATGCTAAAGCTAAAGATAAATATGAAAAATCTAAAGCTTTAGCTGAAAAAGCAGCTTTATATAATAAGGCAGTAGCAGATTAATGAAACTTTTAGATAGATTAATTTTAATATTAATTTTTATTACTATTATAGGGGCTACTATCTTTTTATATAGAGGATTTAAATCTACTACTGTAATACTTACAGATACCTTAGAAAGAAAAATAGATTCGTTAAATAGTAAGAAAAATTCTATTAAAGTTGATATCAATAAGTGTGATACTGCTATCTACTATAATAAAACTATCTATGTTAAAGAGAAGGACAATATTATTAAGCAGTCTCCTGATAGCGACATGCAGTTTTTCACAAACTACATTCAAGAAGTCGGGAGAAAACTTCTTATTGACACCGTATCAATTAAAAATAACTAATCTTATTTTTAATGAGCATAAATATTTACTAGTAAATGATAGTCTACAAAAAATTCAAATAAATAACTACAAATCTTTAGTAAATACAATGGATAGTACACTAACATACAAAGATTATCAAATAAAGACTCAATCTGATAAAAATAATGAATTGTATATACAAAATAAAAAATTATCAAAATTGAATTATTTATTTGGAGGTATAAGTATATTATCTATAATATGTGCTCTAATACATTAGATACTTACATAAAGGATACTGATGGTAAAAAATTTAAATTTCCAGATAGAGATTGTAAGAATTGTAAAAGATATAAATGCTTAGTAAATATGGACATGTTAAAATGTAATTTTGCTAAGTATGGATGCAGAAATTATAATCCTAGATAACTAAAATTACTAAAAATTGATAAATAATATTTACGCCTTGAAAAAGGATTACCATATTATTGCGGAAATTTATTTATCAATTAATGGTTGTTTATAGTAAATTACTTGAGAAATTTAATGATAGCTTAGGCTATGTAATATATGTATTTGAATTGTTAGATAATGAGGATAAACTTAGAGAAAAAACTAAATATCTTATGTGCACTCAGCCTCCTAATTGGAACGCTGCTACTATAAATTATGGGGATATTGGTTATCTCGAAGTGAAACCCGTAATAGCAGGAATAGATGAATGGTACGATGGAGACATACAACAGAAATACAGATATAATAATATCTGGTTTATTAAGTTTGTCCCTCAAAGACCTAAAAACGTAGATGATATAATAATACAATAAATAATCTTTAAGATTTATGACAACAGTTTTAGGTGATAAACTCAATCAAGCTTTAGAAGCTAAGAATAATGATGTAGAAACATTTCTCTGGAAAGGTTCCAGAGAAATTGTAAATGGTGAACGCGTTCAGTCTTCCATAAAAATGGTAGATATGACTGAAGAAGAATTACGTAAGGCATATAAACATTGTGAATCAATGCTTTATAGTGATAACTATGAAAATCCTGGACGACGAGTTTTATTAGAACAGATTGAAGACCAAAGAACTCGCTGTAACGCTGAGTTGTTCTTAATTTGGTTATTATACCCAGGTGAAGGTAGTACTAGACAAGGTATTGTAAGAACTAGTTTCTTTAATATGCTTAATCAGCAGATTACTTCTCAGGCAGAACAGTTTGCTAAAGATAATGCAGAAAGAGGTGAAGGAGAGACAAATGCTAGTGCTATTGCAGAGACTCTCTTTAAAGAATGGACTCTTAATGATATTATGAATAGTGATGAAGATTCATTTACTATGTTTGCTTCATTGCCATTATATATCGTTAGAGAAGCTTGTTTGTCTGCTTTAGGTAAATGTATTCGTAAACATATTACTCTTACATTCATTACTGAGCTTGGATTGTGGTTTACACGTTCTGAATTATTGGAATTAAACAAGAAAAACGAGAATGGTCGTTTAGTAAATAGAATTAAGCAAGTTGCTGAACTTCTAAATATTAAATTGAGAGACCCTAAGAATCCTGAAGACAAGAAAGGTCTTGTTTTAAAAATTGATGATAGAAAAGGCTTAACTCTAAAAGAGTTTAGCGCAATGCTTACCTTCCGTAAGGATAAATATGATAAGCGTTATAATGATCTGACTAAAGTACAATTGGAAACCTTAAGAGATAAAGTTTTACTTCATCTTGAAAATAAGGTTAGATGGCAAGCTTCAGAGTGGGAGAAGCGTATTAAACAAATTAAAGCAGTAGCTGCTTACAATGGCTACAAGCTCTCTGATTGAAGGAGAATTATTTCATAAAATCACTAGAGATGAACGACAAGAAGAGTGTCGTAGAAAATGGATAAAAAATCGTTGTGTTGGGACAATAGTCGCGTCCACTGGCTTTGGTACTGTAAAAGCGGGTAATATATCTGTTAATTACAATGCCGTTCTGTTCAGGAATGGGCAGAATTATCATCGAGCAAAATCGGTGAAAGCCCTATAGAGGGTAATACCGAGGTAATAGAAGAAATTAAAGAATCTTCTACACCGTACAGCATAGAGAATGAAACTAATAAATAGTTGAACTAGATTATTTTCATTAGAATATAAATTCTCCACGAGTGTTCGATACCCCAACTGAAATAAGTGGGTAAAAATTTATGCGGGGCTTATTAGTAATAGTAAGAAGTATAGATAAAAAGCTATACGATAACAAGACCGAAATCCAGAATAGGACTAAATTGTATTAAAACAGTGCTAAAACACTTTCCACAATATCGAGTACTAATAATTGTGCCAACAGAAACTTTACAAAAACAATGGTGTGGTTATATAGATTCTAATGGACTAGGATTAAATTGTGATGTACAAATAATAAACACTGTAATAAAACATCCTGCCAAATATGATCTTTTAGTACTGGATGAAGCGCATAGATATGCAGCTGAGACTTTTGTAAGATTATTTGAAGTAGTAAAATACCAATTTATCTTAGGTCTTACAGCTACTTTTGAGCGTCTTGATGGAAGAGATAAAATATTAGCAAAATACTGTCCAGTAATTGATACTATTGATATTAATACTTGTCTTGAAAATGGTTGGGTTAGCCCATATAAAGAATATCTAGTCTTAGTAAATGTTGATGATTTAGAAGAATATGAAAAAATAAATAAAGAATTCATTTCTCATTTTGAATTCTTCGGATTCTCTTGGGAGTTAGTTAATAAATTAGCTGGTCCTATGGGTTGGCGAAATAAATTGCTCCTAAGAGATTCTATGTGTAGTGACCCTGACAAGAAATCTGAAGTACTACAAAATATAAATTATCATGCTATCAGATTTTGGGCTACTATGCATGAGAAAAAAGCTTTTATTAATAATCATCCAAAGAAAATTGAAATAGTAAAGAAAATTATAGAAGCTAGAAAGGATAAAAAAATAATAACTTTTGCTAATAATATTAAAATGGCAGAAAAAATTCCTAATGCTACTGTATATTCTAGTAGAACTTCTAAGAAAAGAAGTGCTACAGCTATTGAAGATTTTAACTCTGGAAAGATAACTTTATTATCTACAGTAAAAAAAGCTGATGAAGGACTTGATGTAAAAGGTCTTTCTGTAGCTATTATATTTGGATTAGATAGTTCAATTACTAGAGCTTGTCAACGGAGAGGAAGATCAATCCGATTTGAAAAAGGTAAGACAGCAGAGATATTCAATATAGTATTAAATAGGACTCAAGAAACTAAGTGGTTTTATGATTCTCATAAAGGAGATTCTTTTATAACTATAGACGAATCAGAATTGGATAAAGTATTACAAGGTAAAGACTTTACTCCAGGTGAAAAGATAGTTCCTAAATTTGATTTTAGATTCTGAATCTATGTATTAATATAGCTCTGAGAAGAGATTAACTTAATTACAGTATGGAAGACTTTTAATTATCTGAATTACTGTATGTTTGATTTAAACATTGATGAAGAAATAACAATTTTAGAAAAATATAATATTACTCCTACTGAATTGTTTGTTGTTAAAGCTATAAATGCTTATATAGAAGATTATTCAGAAGATTATCTTCGTAGATATTTAGCTATTGATAAAAAGTATGTAGGAAGTTTTATAGATGTACTCAAATCTTTACAAGATAAAGGTCTTATCCTTAAAAGTTATAAAATTATTCCAGGAATGAAACTAGTTCCTGAAGAAATACCATTTAATAAAAACTTCTTAAAATGTTTAGCTAAGAGTTCTTTTGAAATGGGAAAAGAACTTAGAGAACATTATCCTAGATTTAGAAATATTAATGGATGCTTAACTAGTATGCTAGGTGTTTCTAAAAAGTTTAATAGTCTTGAAGATGCTTATAGAACTTATGGAAAGAAAATTCATTGGAATGAAGAACTTCATAAAAAGATTATTGATTTACTAGATTGGGAAGCTAATACTGATAATGGTATTATTAATTATAGCTTAGCTACATTTATTGTAGATGAAAAATGGGAAGATCTTGAAGCTTTAAAAAATGGAGATTCAGGTATGAATTATAATTCAATCACCACTCTGTGAGTTTAGAAAGTTTTAAACGTTCGGTAGAGCTTGGTAGACAAGGATTTAATCAAGGATTTAGTATGGGTCTTCCTAAATTGGAAGAATTAATAGGAGGTATTACTAAAAGTACCATGACTCTCTTATTTGCGAGTTCAGGACAAGGTAAAAGTTCATGCGTATTATATTCTTATATATATGCTCCTTTAAAAGAGCATTTAGAAGATAATAAATTAAAAATTATTTTCTTTGCTCTTGAGATGAAAGAAGACTTTATTATAGCTAAATTATTAAGTACTTATTTATATGATATCTATCATATTGTTGTAACTGCTAAACAAATATTATCTATAGGTAAAGATTATATTTTACCTGACGATTTATATAAGTATGTACAACTAGGATATGATTGGCTAGAAAAAGTATATAAAGTACTAACTATATACGAAGGCTCTTTTAATTCTGATAGGCTCATAAAAGTTACAATGGAAGAGCTTAAAAAAGAAGGAGAATTTATAGAGAATAAATATATTCCGAAAGACCCTGAAAAAGTAATACTTTCAGTAACTGACCATGTTGGATTGATTCAGCCATCTAATGGAAGGAATAGAAAAGGAGAAATTGATGATTATACTAATAAATTAGTTATTATTAGAAATAAAACAGGATTATCTCCAATTATTGTTATGCAATCCAATAGAGCAGTGGCTAACATGGAAAGAAAAAAGAATGAAGCTTTCATGGAGCCAATGGTTGAGGATATTAAGGAAACGTCCACTGTTTCAGAGAATTCTGAGATTATTTTAGCTGTATATAATCCTCAAGTTGATAAAAGAACAACTTATAGAGGTTATCAAGTTAAAGAAATGGGTTATAGATTTCGAAGTATTCTTGTACTAAAGTCAAGATATGGAGAAAATCAAGTAGCTGATTGCTGTTTCTTTGACGGAGCAGTAAATAAGTGGATGGAAATGCCTAAGCCAGAAGAAATCTTTGATTATTCTAGATATCGAGCTACAAATAACAGTTCAACAGATAATATAATAAAGAATGAAGATAAAGATGGAAAAGTGAAAAATAAATTAGACTATAGTTTATGATTATTGGTTTAGCAGGTTTGAGTGGCACCGGAAAAAGCACTTCTTTACGTTATTTAGATTATAAATCAACATTTATTATTAGTTGTACTAATAAGCAACTTCAAATTCCTGGATTTAGACGTAAGTACAAGAAAGTTGAAGTTATAAATAAGAAGCCAGTTGGAAATTGGCTTGTATCTAATGATTATACTACTATTGGTAAGTGGTTAAAGATTATTGATAAATTACGTTCTGATATTAAGACAGTAGTTATAGATGATGCTAACTATTGTCTTTCAAATAATATAATGGATTCTGCCCTTGAAAAAGGTTGGGATAAGCACGTTGTGTTTGCTAAAAATTATTATGATTTAATCATGGAAGCTAGTGAACTGCGTGAAGATCTTAATGTAGTATTCATTAGTCATATTATTAACGCTGGTACTGATCTTGATGAACATTGGCAATTATATTCTAGTGGTAAAATGTTGGATAGAACCGTAAATATTGATGGTTTATTTTCTTATATTTTATATACTGAACGCCAGGTTGATGATGATGGCAATATTAGTTATTTCTTTAGAACTAAAACCAACGGTAATGATACTTGTCGTAGTGTTGATGGATGTTTTAAAGATAAATTGATTGAACCTAATATGCAGAAGGTTTTAGATACTATCCATAACTTTGAATATGGTGAGGAAGAAGAAATCGCAGATGACAATAATGAAACCAATAATGATGACAATATTTTAAATGAAGCTAATTAAAATGACAATTAAGTCCGAGTGGCTTAATGAAGAAACTGGAGAAATTTTTACTGACACACGTGAATTGAAGGATGATTCTGTAAAGAAGCCGTCTGCTCGCAAGTCTTCTTCTAAAAAGAAAGACCCAGAAGTAGATGATACAAATCCTAATCCACTATTAATTCTTGAGGAAAATAAGTATATTCTTAATAAAGCTGCTGTTGAGGCTCTTGGTGTAGAACCAGGAGATAAGGTAGATATTAAACAGCAGAAACTTAATAAGAAAGAGTGCTTAGTTATCGGAGCTGCTGAAACATTTGGTACGCAGTCAGGTAATAAATTAACTCAGAAGAATGCAGTTTCATATAGAGGAAAGAATAATCAGAACCTTGCTGAGCATGGTAATGAGTTTACTTTCACTCCACATCCTAAAATTGATGGATTGTTTATATTAACAGGTAATCGAGAACCTGAGATTAAAGAAGATGTAGTTCCTGAAGCAGAGGATATTGCATCAGAAGATGAATTAGATGACGAAATGGCTAGTCTTATTGACGGCAACGCAGATGATACAGAAATCTCAGATAATGATTTTAATTTCGATAATCTTTAATAATATAGCAATATGAATTTAAATTTTGGTGGTCTTGGTGATATTAATCCTACAAGTAAGAAAGGTCTTCGTCCTTATGGAATTTATCTCGTTCAGTTAAAAAGTGTAGAAACTAAGGAGGGTCAAGGTAAGCAAGATCCTAGTACAACTTGGAAATCTCTGGTACTTCATTTTGAAGGAGAGCAAGGAACTTATCAAGAATCATTGTTTTATCCTAATGAAAGTTCTGCTAAAAGATATGAGGGTAAAAGAAAGGATTCTAATGGTGTAGAATTCCCATATGTACTTCCTTCAGCATTTGAGCAGCTTAAGGGTTTTATGTTGCATATCATAACAGTAGTAGGTGGTGATAAAGCTAAAGAATTGTTTATAACTAAAGCTCCTACTTGTAAGAGTACTGACCAATTCATGCAGCTTTTCCAAGCAGTATTGACTAAGTATTGTATGAATAAAAACTTTTATTTAAAGCTTAGTGGTCGTAAGGAAAAGAAAAAGGATGAAAAGGGAATTTCAAAGGAAACTGGTAATGTATTTGCTAAGATTCCTGATATTGGAGCTATTAATAGTGATGGACAGTTCTATATCCGTGATAATTTTGCTAGCTTAGAGGAAGATAAATTGTCATTCTCTAGTTATGAAATTAAGCAGAAAGAGGATATGGAAAAGCGTAAGCCTACTGCTCCTATGCCAGCAGCTGATTCAGAAGAAGCTAAATCTATTGATTCTACTGAAGGCAAGGAGGCTCAAGATGAAGACTTCGACGCTATGCTGGCAGATATGTAGTAATTATAAAGTAAGTAGTTTTTATGGAATTAGATTTTTCTTATAAGCCAGATATTACTAAGGACTACTTACTTAAATATAACACAGAGGAAGCCTATATGGAGTATTATCTTGGCGTAAAAGTTTCAAAAAAATTAATTTGTAATCCTTTACGTAAAGATAAAAATCCTACGGCTTCCTTTTTTCGTAATTCTAAAGGAGAACTTATATTCCATGATTTTAATGGAAGCTTTTATGGAAACTTTATATCTGTAGTTATGACTAAATATGCTTGTAAATACCATCAAGCATTAGACATTATAGCTAAAGATTTTGGATTATTAAAAGGACAAAATAATTATCATTCTGTAATACAATCAAGTACTTCTTTTGTTAAAACAAATGAACCAGCAGATATACGAGTAGAAATAAAAGATTTCTCAGAAGACGAATTAAAATGGTGGGGTAAACAAGGAGTTTCTTTAGAATTACTAAATAAATATAAAGTATATTCTTGTCGTACTGTATTTTTAAATGGTAATATTCAAACTATAAAGACTAAAGATAACTTTATCTTCGGATATTATGGTGGAACAATGCAAAGTAAAGAGTTGTGGAGAATTTACTATCCTAAACGCAAGGAATATAGATTTCTAACAAATTGGCCCTCTAAAAAGGTTCAGGGTTATAGTCAGTTACCTAAAAAAGGTAATTTATTAGTTATAACTAAAAGTATGAAAGATACTATGTGTTTAAGGGGTTTAGGTGTAACAGCTTGTGCTCCAAATAGTGAAACACAATGGTTATCTGAAAATATGTTAAATGATCTAAAAAAAAGATTTACTTATATAGTAACTTTTTATGATAATGATAGACCTGGAATGTTTAATATGGCTAAAATAAGAAGAAATCATCCAGAATTACTTTATTTCTTTATACCTCATAAATTCAAAGTAAAAGATATAAGTGATTTTTATAAAAAATATGGTCGACAGAATACTTTAAAGTTTATAAAGTATTATATAAAAAAATTAAGTAACTATGTCAAAAAGTAATTAGAATCTGAACACTGCTATTAGAATAACATATAAAAACGGCGATGTGCACGATTATTCATCTATAGAAGAATGTTCTGAGAAAACTAAAATAAGTCAAGCAGCTCTTAAAATTAGATGTAATAAATCTGGAAAAATGGCTGATGGCACTTTATATGAATGGATAGATAGCCATACTAAGAAGAGTTATCAAGCTAAAAAATCTAGAAATAAAGGAAGTGCATGGGAAGCAGATATAATTCATCATCTTAGAGATATGGGGTATACTGAGTGTGTAAGTGCTAGAGGAGAAAGTAAGTTTACAGATAATAATAAAGTTGATATAATTGATAAGTCTGGAAAATTACCTATAAATATTCAAGCAAAACATACTGCTAATACTCCAGCATATTTTAAGATAGAAAATTCTTGCCCATACAAGGACAAGTCATTCGTACTATGCTGGAAGAAGGCTCCAACAGAAGGCAGTGTTAGTCCAGGAGCAATAGCAATGGTTCCTATGGATTTCTTCTATACTTTATTAGAATGTTATTCTAAAAGTAATAATTTAATATGAGGGAATTATTAATCTTAGGAGTAATAGATTTTATAATAAGTATAATATTAATTTTACTTAAGATCTTTGGAATATTATTATGGAGTTGGATAACATTAGCAGTGGTAATATTTTTATCACTTCCAATTACCATAATGATATTATTTATTATTATAATGATAATTATATATAACAATACCAAATGAATAATTATATTTTTGCAATTTGTCAGAGTAATAAAAATAAACTTCATAAGTTAACTGCATCTTCATATGAGGAAGCTGTTGAAAAGGCTAAAGAAGAAATTGATAAGTACTTAAATTTAGACGATGATACATATGCTATTCTTGATAACAATGATAGCTGGATAAATATCAGAGCTGAACTGGCTAAGAAAGGTATTGGGGTAACATATATAAGAGATATTGAGGAATTATTTAATCTATGAAATTAAGAATTGGTTTAGATTTAGATGATACATTAAATGAGTTTATGAATCCATATTTAAAAAGATTTGGATATCCTAAGTCTGATGGAGAAATAACAAAAAATGTACAACAAGTTTTAATAAAAGACAGAGAATGGTGGATAAATCTTCCAGTAAAAAATAAAATAAACTTTATACCTGAATTATATTGTACTAAAAGAGTATGCAATAAAGACTATAGTAAAACATGGTTAAAGAATAATGGTTATCCTAGTAAACCTGTTTATCAAGTCTTGTGTCAGCGTGCTAATAAAGCTAGGTATATAAAAGGTAGAGTTGATATTTTTATTGATGATTCTGTTAATAATTTTATTCAGATGAATCTAGCAGGGTTGCCTTGCTTATTAATAGCTTCTGAATCTAATGAAAAATGGGGTCCTTATGGTAAGATTTATAGTTTAGATAAAGAAGAGATAGAATATGGATATGAATGTATAAAAGAGTCGGAAGACTTTAATAATTATTTACGTGAAATTAAGTCAAATTTCTATTAAACCTCTGATAGAGACTTTAAGAGTTGAAGATATTGATGATAATACTTATTTCTCAGAAAAGTATAATAATTATATCTCAAACTCTAGATTATCTAAGATAAATCCAGATCAAGATGGTTCTCCAACAGAGTTCTTTGATAATTGGGGTAAGACTAAATTAAATACAACTAGCCTGGAATTTGGTAGTTGGTTACATACTTTAGTTTTACAACCTAATGACTTCTTTTTAACAGACGTTAGCAGACCTACTGCTAAAATGGGATCAATGGCAGATTATATTTATAAGAAAACACAAGGTATCAATGTTACTAATGATATTATATTAGAAGCATCTGATAAATGTGATTACTATAAAGATAAAATGTCAGATAAAAAGATAGAAAAAGTATTAGCAGACTGCATTCAATACTGGTGTGATAGAAAAGCTTTTGAAAAAGAAAATAATGATACTAGAACACCAATATTCACAGACCCTAAGAATCATGCTAAACTAAAAATCTGTCTAGAATCTTTAAATAGTGATACACAAATTCAATCTCTACTAAATCCTGAAGGATTACTAGAACAACCAATTATTGGTAATGAGATAGCTTTTCTTATAGATGTTTTAGTAGAGGCTCCAGAGCATAAACCTTTTATACTAAAAATTAAGTCTAAACTTGATAATTATAGTATAAATAAAGAAGAAGGAGTAATCACTGTAAATGATTTAAAAACCACAGGAGATTTAATAAATAACTTTGCTAAAGGAGCTCTTATTAAATATCACTATTATAGAGAAATGGCTTTATATAGTTGGTTATTAACTATGGCTGCTAAGAAGAATTATAACATTGAGAATCCTAAAATTAGAAGTAATTTCTTAGTAGTAGAAACTATTCCAAATTTTAATACTAAAGTAGTTCCTATGACTAGAGAACTTTTTAATAAAGGATTTAAAGAGTTTACTCACCTTCTTAAATTAGTAGCATTTTATTGTATGCATGGTTATGAGGGATTCGGAATTACTCAAGAGACCTAATTATACTAAACTTTCCGATTTATATCGTAAATACTTTAGTTTAGGGTCTTTAGGGAAAAATATAAATTTAAAATTTGCACTTATATCGTTACTTGGATATATGGTAAATTCTATGAAGAAGAAAAAACCTGGAGTTACTTATTATGAAGTAACTGCTAAACTAGCAGAAAAAACAGGTCTTGATGAAGATACAATACAAGCTATTGCTATCATCACTGAGGATTTTTCATATGGATGTACCGATTTTCCAACATTTGGCGTGCAACCAAAAGATATGCCAACAAAAATAAGAGAATTAATGGGAAAATTTCTCCCATTCTAAAAAAATTAATTTTTTTATAATTTTCTTTTTGGAGGCAAAAAATATAGATTATATTAGCATTACAAAGATAAAGAAAAAACATCGCAGATGATTTGATAATAAGAATTAATGTTAATATATTTTTGAAAATGAGTGAAATTTTTAATTTTAAGAGTTTTGAAGTAAGTGCAGAAACAAAGGAAGCAGCAGTAGCACAGGTAGAGAAAGAGAATTTCCATATTAATGGTGATGCAACACAGGCATGGAAGAAGTTCCATGAGAAGAATGCTAAAGTAACTTCTAATGATGAGAAGGAATTTAAGCTGGAGTATTTGAAGAAAAAGACTAAGAATGCTCCTGGTAGTGGTTTTATTGTAACTCTTTCTAGTGCTGTTGTAAGTACACGTGAGCGTCCTTGGAAGGTTGTTGATATTAAGACTGAGGGTAAGCGTGATACTCAGAAGAAGTTTGATTTGGTAGACCACGATACAAAGGAAGTACTGAAGACTTTGAAGTCTGAGCGTGTAAAGAACGAGAAGGCTGGTAAGCCAATTCTTGATAAGGATGGTAACGATACTGGTCGTGTTGAGCCAGATACAAAGGTTATTCGTCCTACTAAGACCGCAGCTAAGGAAATGGCTAAAGAGCTTATTAAGAAGGGCTTTAAGGGTCAGATCGATATCGTTCAGGGTAAGGAGTCTATTGGTGCTGACCCAGTAGTAGCTACCGTAACTTATACTCCATCTAAGAGTGCTAAGAATGGTCGCTTCATGTTCTTTGGTTTGGAATTTTAATTTAACAATATAATTAGTAAGTAAGGCAGGTGCTCGTGAGAGTATCTGCCTTTTTTAATTTAGATACCTTTTATTTTACTAGATACTTTTATTTATAAAGGCGTAACAGCTATCTAATTTTTAAAAAAGTATGAAACAAGCAACAAAATCTTCTTATATTAAGTTATTTAATGATGCAATTAATAATAATCGTTCTTTAAAAGTTCAGTGTGTTATATCAGGAAAAAATGTAAACACTGTATATATGACAATAAGAAATCTTAGAAAGAAAGAAAATAAAGATGACGATGATAAGAAGATATTGGAATTATATGACAGACTAAAGAATATTAAGAAAAAAGAAGTAAAAAAAGATACAGATGATGCTTCTAATACTTGGGAAATAAGAGACGAAGAAACTGGTAAAATTACTGGATATAAGTTTGAGATTTTCAGAAGAAATAAGCCCGCAATCACAGGAGTCTTTACTAGAAACGAAATGAATAGTGTATATAGAATGTATACCTATTACGGTTCTGGTTTAACCCAGCAGATTGTCAGCAGATATTTCCCAGACTATTCTCTTATTGACTTTAAAAGAATTTTACGAGCTTTTAATATTACTAAAGCATCCTCTCCATTTGCTCCTCATATGTATGAAGAATATACTGAGGATGAATTAAAAGAAATGCATCTTAGAGAAAAAGAGAATGATTTCTTAAAAAGAATAGAGAAAGATGAAGTAAAAGATTTACGAGCTTTAGTTACTAAGTTAACTAAGGAAACTTCTAAGTCTTTAAATAAGGAGTTTATAGAAACTACTATTAAAAATACAGTAAAGGATTATAAAGAACTTCCAGTAAATATTAATAATAAAGAAGCGAAATATCCTGATTTAATTATATGGTTATCTGATTTACATATCGGAGCTTATAATGCTAAGTATAGTAGTTTTGTACAGTTACCTTCTTATGATGTTCCAGAAATTAAATCTAGATTATCTAGAATTGTAGAATCTTTTGTAGGACAAGAATATCATTCTGTATATGTAGTTAATCTTGGAGATTCTATTGATGGATTTAATAAAGAAACTACTAGAGGAGGTCATGAACTTCCTGAGATTCTTGATAATAAAGAAATTAGTGAAGCATTTATAGAGTGTATGATGGAGTTCTTTGCTACTCTTACAGTAAAAGTAAAAAGTGAAGATTTTAATTATCTCTCTATAGGAGAATCTAATCATGGTGGTGATTTTGAATGGTTAAATCAAAAACTTTTAGCGGCGTATTTAACTAAATATAATGTTAAAAGTTATATTAGTAACTATCCTATTGATAATTTTATTATTGGAGATCATCAATTCCTGTATGTTCACGGAAAAGACTCGGGAAATCAAACTAGACAATTTCCTCTTACTTTAAATCCTCAGACTGAATTATTCTTTGCTAATTATATAGCAGAAAAAGGTATATGTAGTCCTCATATTTATGTAGTAAAAGGCGATTTACATAATTATGCTTATACTACTGGTAAGCAGTTTGACTATATATCAGTAGGTAGTATGTATGGTAGTAGTAATTATATTACTGCTAACTTTGGACATACTAAGTGGAGTATTAATTATACTATTGTAAAAAATAAAGATATTTTGATGGGAACTATTAAAGGAAATAATTAATGAGGGACATAAGACTTCCGGAAACATCCGATAAATCTATAGACATCTCTGCTATAGATACAAATACTGAAGGTATTATTTTAGCATACAAAGGTAATAAACCAATAGGATTTATTGGATATGACGATGATAATAATGAATGGGTATACTTAGATGATATTACTATAAACTGTAGTTACAAACGAGATGAAAATTTATTAGCTTTACTAAGAAACGTAATAGCTAGTAATCATGCCGATAGTTTTAAATTAGTTGATTTTAAATAATGAAATATATTATTATTCCTAAAAGTAGTGATACTACTATAGATTTAGCAGCTATTACTAATAATTATAAAGGTATAATTATCGCTTATAAAGAAGGTATGGCTGTAGGAAGCATTTCATATTGTTCAGATACTAAAATGTGGTATTTTTGCGATAATATAGATGATGCTCAAATTGATACATTTAAAGATACATTATTAGAATTAATCAATGAGTTAGTAGATATTAAACATATAGCAGATAATTTTAGATTATTAGAATTTTATACTAACAACGATGATTAGTAGAGAAGACGTTTTACAGGAAGCTTTACATAAGTGTTTTGTAGAAATGTATAGATGGGCTCAGCCTTCTATAGATTTGGATGAGCTTATTAAGAATGGATTTAAAGATAGTGAGAAAGATCCTTTATATGCTAGACATTATTTATCTCAAGATAATTTTAACTATATAAGAGATACTTATATGTATGCATATGGTATTAAGGATACTTGGGATGATACTTTTGAAATATTAATTAAGCAACTCTTAGAAGGAGGTGTAGAAGATGACTATAAAGAAGCTACTCCTGATAAACCTGCTTATAGAGATTATAAAAAAGTTCTCCCACTAAAAGAAGTTCTTACTTGTCCAGGAGAAGTTAATACTATTATTGACTATATAAAGAAATGTCAAAACTTTTATAAAGGGCATTGCTATGAAACTAATAAATTTTCTTGTAGTATTGCATTAGGTCCTAGTCCTAATTGTAATGCAAAACATGTTACAGAATATTGGCATAGCCATGGTAAACCAGAGTTTAAAATAGTAGAATATAATATCTCAGATGTTATTTACGGAGATGGAGACTTTGAAGAAGTATCTGATGAAGAATTTCTCGCTACATTAAAATGGTAACTAATGAAATTACTAAAGATAACAAAACACTACTTATCTGCTATAAAAATTCATATCCCTGTGGACAAATATTATACAACGGGAGTAAGTGGATATATATTACTAGTGTAGATATAAATAAAGTTAATTATGCGGAAGATACTCCTCATAATTTAGTACAAAAATTATTAGATAAAGAAATTATTGATAATATAATGTTTTTTACATATAATGGATAGAATGTCAACTGAATTTACTTTAGAAGAAGTATTAAAAGGAAAAGCTACTAGTATTAAAGGTAAAGATTATCTTCCTACTAGAGGATATGTTGAGCCTTTTCTAGAAAGAGTTCAAAAATTAACTTCTGATATTAGAGTACATGTAAAATTACCTGATCAAATCACTTATAATAAAAATGGTGATATAGATACTGCTGATTTAACTTTTAATAGAGTATTGTTGGAAGCAGTATTGCCAAATGAATATCAATATGCTAATCATCAGCAAGTAATTGGTATGGTATATGGTCTAGATACTAGAAAAGCTGTTGTAAAAATGTTCTCAGGTGCCATAAATTCTGCTTGCACTAACCTTTGTGTGTTTAATCCAGACAGTTTAGTAGTTAATGAGATAGAACCAGAGACTCCGATTAACTTTAAACCAATTACAAGACTTGTAGAGCAAACCACAGAGATAGGAGTTACTCTCAGACGTTTTGCAGACACAGATTTTGATTATACCAATAAAAGTTTTGTAAATGAATGTTTAGGTAGATGGGTTCGTAACTGTATGTCTGAATCTATTGATAATGGTTTTGGTAAAGTGAAATTAGCCACATCAACTCCTATTGATGCTTATAAATTATTGTTTGATAAAAAAGATAGCCCATATCTTATATCAGATAATAACGCAAATATGTTTACTGTATATAATGCATTCACTCAAATTATAACTGACTCTATGAAAAAGGATATTATGAATCAGGTTGAGAAAACTTTACTAGTAAACAGCATTTTAACTTTGTAAATAATATTTTGAAATAACTATATAAGCACTATATTATTAGTTCAGTACTAGTATTATAGTGCTTATTTCGTAGATGATTTAAAATGTTAATTTATAAATGTTATTTATGGTAATAAAGAGAGACGGAAGTAAAGAAGAATTTAACAGAAACAAAATTAGAGATGCTGTACTAAAGGCTTTTGGAGTTACTCAAAACTCTAGTAAGACAATGGATGAAGATATTTACAGAGCAGTTACTGAGATAACTAATTCTGTAGTAGAGACTGAAGATCAATCTATTGAGGATATTCAAGATCAAATTGAAGAACTCTTAATGGATTTAGGATATTATAGCGTGGCTAAAAAATATATTCTATATCGTAAAGAACGTGAAGATATTAGAAATCATGCTACTAGGGATATTGAATTTATTCATAATTTTGTAAAATCTGATAATACTGCTAATGCTACTATTGATGATAATAGTAATGTAGGAACTAAAGGTATTGGAGTATTAAACGCTGAAATACATAAAGTCGATAATAAACTTACTAATACAGAATGGTGGGAAAGTTTTGTAAAGAAGAGAGATCCTAACTTTAATATAAAAGTTATGAGGAATGACTTTAAAACTATTTTGTATCCTCATGACTCATCTTCTCAAGTAGGAGAACCATATTGTATGGCAGCTTCTATGTATCCTTTCTTATTGTCTGGATTAGAGAAATTAGGAGGTAAATCAGCCGTCCCAAAGAACCTTGATTCATTCTGTGGTATTTATGTAAATCTAAATTTTGCATTAGCCTCTGAAATTAAAGGAGCAGTAGCTACTCCTGAGTTTCTGATGTATATGGATTATTTCTGTAGAAAAGAATGGGGAAATAATTATTATCTCAAACCAAGTGTAAAAATAACTACAGACTATTGTATAAAACAGAAAACTATTGGTAGTCAAATTGATCAGTATTTCCAACAGGTAACCTATTCCATTAATCAAATAGCGGGATCTAGAGGAATGCAGTCTCCATTTACAAATTTTTCATTCTTCGATAAATATTTCTTTGAAGGTATGTTTGGAGAATTTGTATTTCCAGACGGGACAAAGCCAGAGTGGAATTCTACTAATTGGTTACAAAAGCGTTATTTACATTGGTTAAATCAAGAAAGATTAAAATGTATCTTAACATTTCCTGTATGTAGCTATGCTTGCTTAACAGATGAGGAAGGTAATTTTAAAGATTTAGATACTTTCAATTTTATATGCAGTGAATATGCTCAAGGAAATTCTTTCTTTACTTATCTATCTCGTAGTGTAGATAGCTTAAGTTCATGTTGCCGTTTACAAAATGCAGTACAAGAAAATACATTTAATACTACTAATGGTCAAATAGGTGTAATGACTGGTAGTAAGAATGTAATCACTCTTAATTTAAATAGAATTATTCAGGATTGGCAGCATACTTGGTCTGATTATAAAGACCATATTGATGTTAACACCAATAAGTGTTGTTTCCCAGTAGATTGGATTACACATAAAGACTTCCAAGAAGGAATTAAGAAATATCTAGAAAATATTCTTGAAAGAGTTTATTTGTATCAGTATGCTTATAACGACTTAATGCATTGGTGCAAAGACCATCATTTATATGCTGCTTATGATGCTGGTTTTATTAATCTTGATAAACAGTATTTAACTATTGGAATTAATGGCTTAAATCAAGCTGCTGAATACTTAGGAATGGAATGTAATAATAATATTTATTATAAGACATTCTGTAGATTGATATTCAGCACTATAAAAGAACAGAATAAGAAACATAAAACTAAAACAGCTCAATTTAATACTGAACAAGTGCCTAGACGTGTGGGCACTATAAATCTCTTTTAATTGACTCGAAACTCCTTAAATTAAGGACAACGAGGGGCAAGCAATAATTATTATAATTATGGGCAGCCTGAGAGACTAAATAAAGAGAATTTTAAATAAATTTATTTAAAATATGCAATAGTCCGAACTCTATGGTAACATAGAGAGAGAAAATCGAAGAATTTTCTCCGTTAATAATATAATATACAAAATAATTTTGATTCCTAAGAATTATTTTACAAATATAGTTCATAAAGATTTATATTATATTATTAATCATCCTTCGCCAATAGAGGAATTAAATAAAATATTAGAAATTCCTTCTATAGAAGGAGCGTAACAGAATGGCAGAAAGCGCTTCAGTAAAACTTTATAATAGAGATAAAGCTGATGGTTATTGGATTCCTACAGATACTAATCTGTATGCTAGTTATATATTTAAACCTAATGATACACATATAAGTATACTTGATAAAATTATACTTCATAGTTCTGAGTTCGCTGCTGATGAATTAGATGGAGGTTCTGCTTGTCATCTTAATTTATCTGAACATTTAAGTCAGAAACAATATGAGTATTTACTTAAATTTATGGCTAAAGTAGGTTGTAAATATGTTACTTTTAATATTCCTAATTGTGAATGTGATGAGTGTCATTTTATAGCAAAACAGCCATTTAGTAAATGTCCTAAATGTGGTAGTACTCATGTAAGTCTATGGGATAGGATTATTGGGTGAATATAAACGCCCCACATAATAGTAATATTATGTAGTAAACGCAGAATATGCTGGAAACCCCTTAGAGCCTAAGTATACTTGAAATATTTTCAAGGATGAACAAGTCTTAGGATTGGGCAATCAGCAGACATATAAATTGTTAATTTATGTTAAAGTGTTAAGATTTATACAAGTCTTGTATATACTTAACATATATAAAATTTATGGGTCTCAGAGACTACCAATGCGCAACCTATGGGTTGATAGTATAGTCCACTCCCTTATTATTAACATAATTATTTAACAATATGAGAAAAATAACAGAAGAACGCTTTTGTGAAGTATGTGGAGTATCATCAAAATTTAAAAAAGTTAGTTTTAATAAACTTTCTGGAAAAATACTATGTGAAAAACATAGGGAACAATTTAGAAGATTTGGGGAATTTAAAGATACTAATTCAAGAGGAGTATTTGATGATAATGAAATTAGATTAAAAGATAATTTTGCGGAAATAGATACTTATGATTCCCATGGAAATATTATGGAAACATTTATTCTAGATATAGATGATGTTCCAAAATTAAAGGGTCATAAATGGAGAACTGTTTATAAAAATAATAAACCTTATTTATTTACAGGAAACCAGAAAAAAGAACGTATCTATTTTCATAGGTTGGTACTTCCTACTGATAAACAAGTTGACCATATTAGTGGAGATACTCATGATAATAGAAAATGTAATCTTAGAGAAGTAACTATTCAAGAAAATATGTTAAACCTACAAAAGAAATCTAATAATACTTCGGGTATTCGAGGTGTATCTTTTGATAAAAAACGGAATAGGTGGAAAACTGATTTTACTTTTCAGAAACAACGTTATTATTTAATGAATAGAGACTTAAAAGAAGAAGCCGTTTATCAAAGGTATCTTTGTGAGAAATTAGTATTAAAAAATTTTCGGAATGATGCTCTATATAATTCTTATATTGATAAAATTTCAGAGGAACGTAAAGCTGAAATAAAAGAATATGTTATTAATAAATTAAATATCTCGAAAGAGAGGGTATAAAAGGATTTAACTAAGATTTCTAACTGGAGTGCTGCCAGACAACTAGAAGGTAGTACTAGAAGTAGAAAAAATGAATTAGAAATTAGTATAGAATTAGCACAATGAAAAGAATATTAAAATTTGAAGCAGAATGGTGTGGACAATGTAAAGCTTTAGCACCTATTTTAAAAAGAGTATTAGAAAATCATACTGATATTACTTTAACTACAGTAGATATAGAAACAGAGGAAGAGACTACTCTTAAATATAATATTAGAAATCTTCCAACTCTTGTATTTATAAAAGATGATATAGAAGTAGGAAGAACTTCTGGAGTTTTAACTGCCGATATGCTTGAGAATAAAATTAAAGAGTTCTATGCTTAAATATGTTGATACAGCTGTTACTTTTGCAGAATTTCCTAATGAAATTTCTCTATGTATTAATATTAGTAACTGCAATTGTTTCTGTAATGGTTGCCACTCACCTTATTTGTCAAAAGATATTGGAGAAATACTATCATTGGAACGACTCCAAGGATTAATTGAATCTAATAAAGGAATTACATTAGTAGGATTTATGGGAGGAGATTCTGATCCAAAAGAAGTAAATAAATTAGCTAAATGGGTTAGAGAAAATTATCCTGAATTACATGTAGGATGGTATAGTGGTAAGCAAGAATTAGCTGATAGTGTTATAGATATTAATAATTTTGATTTTATTAAACTGGGTTCTTATATGAAACAATTTGGACCATTAAATAATCCGAATACTAATCAAAAATTTTATAAGATAGATAGAAATGCTCATACAATGATATGGTGTACTAATATATTTTGGAAGGAGGCTGAATAAGCCTCCTTTTTTGTTTTATGGAGTGTGCAATTTTAAATTATGGTGTAGGAAGTGTTGATTTAATAACAGTTCCAGATGATATTAATGATGTAGAAGTTTATTTATGTGATGTTCTTGGTTACAGAGAAGATGAAATAGAATTTATGATTAAAGAGGGTAAAATTAATGTAGAAGATGATAGAGACTAAACGAATAAATAATTTAGAATTTAGGGTCGCTACCTATCTTTTAAAAAATCCTCCTGAAATTAAAGCCTATCATATAAATAGATATATGCCTAATTGTTATTATGGTCATGAGTCTGATTTTATAAAAATAGATAATGATTGGTACAGAGACCCAAACTTTTCTTGGCATAAAATACATAAAAGCTGCTTTAAAAATTCTGAAACTTGTTATGCTATAGCAAGTTTTGAGTATAATAAACATGAAGGAGTTTATGAGTTTATATGGATAGGTGAAAGACCTTTAGATTTAACAGAACAAGAAGAAAAAGATTTTAAAGAATTAATTATTTATGGTTTTAATAAATTAAATCATGGAAGTAACGAAGGTAAGTCAGATTACTGATAGTCTTAAAAAATACACATATAGTGGTAAAGACTCTGACTATATAACTCTTACGGAATGGACTAATGGAGAAGGGTATGACATTGATATTAATGGTAAATTAATAACTTTATCTTATGATGAACTAGAAGCCATTAACTATTTAGTTCTAGTAATGCGCTTCGAAAACAAAAATAATGGATGACATAATCGTGTTAGATTATTCCAATGGTAAAGTTTATATTTATACTTTACCTAGATTAAATATGTATGATAGTGAGATAGAAGATTGGTTAGATTCTATGAGTTTTGATCTAAGCAATATAAATTGGATGGTTAATAAAAATATCACAATTAATGATGAAAGAAAGTAAAATAGAATCAGAAAATAGAACTGAGTTAGAGCAGAATATTGATGAAATTATTGAGAAGGCTAGAAAAACTTCTAATACTTTTATTTTAGATACTGCAAAATTAATTAAATCTGAATTATCTCGCAATAAGTATTCTGAGAAACCAATTTCTGAATTGGAGGTTCTACAACAAATGGCTAAGACACGTGCAAAAACTATAGCTATATATGATAAAGCAGGTCGTTATGATTTAAGAGATAAAGACGCCGCAGAATTGGGTTTTATTCAAGAATTTATACCTAAAGAACCTTCAGAGCAGGAGATTGAAGAACTTATTGCTGAATTAATGGAAGCAACAACTCTTACTATTAAAGATACTAAAGGTGTTATTGAAGATGTTCAGAGTGCATTTCCTACTGCTCAGAAAAGTACTATTGTTAAAATATTTAAATCTTTACTGTAATGAAGTTATACGGAAAATTTGATGGTGAGGCTATTACTAATATCTCTTATAATTTGAAAGCTTTTGAAGAGTATAATGATGTTTACTATACTATTAAAGAAGCTGTATCAATATATGATATTTACATACCTTTTGAAGAAAACTTAGATGCAGATTGGCTTCCTTATAATTGTACTATCGTAGAAGATGAAATATTTTTAAAAGATGGTGAATACTATTATGAAGGAGAGGAGCCTGATGATTCAGTAAGAGGAAAACGAACATTTGAATATAAAGAAGGTAAGTTAGTAAAACAAGAGTTTAAGCCATATTAATATGTATTTTATATATCAAAAGAATATAAATGTAGCTAGTGAATATAGTTATAATATAGACTCTATAGTTGAATGGTTAAAAGATTATATCGATCTAGATGATATTATAGAGGCACATGGAGGAGTAGGAGAAGTCACTGCTAAAGATATAGTAGACGATATTTTCTATGAATCCGATTCTTGGTATAATGATTTTATACAAAAATTTGATATAGAATCAGATGTTGTAGAGAATATGTGTTCTGATGATATTGCTGAACAGATAAAAGAAGTAGCAGAAGATAAATTAATAGATTACTATACTAAATATTTAGAAAAACTAAAATTTAAAGAATGATAGACTTAACATGGAGTGAAATTCGACAAGTATCTGTTGATGAAGGTACCCTTTATTCAGCTTTACTTTATGTATATCGTACTTATATAGGAGATGAAGACGATGGTATAGATGAGACTATTGATGGAATACGAGATTACATAGAAGATTATATAGAAGAGTTAATTGAAGAAGCTTCTCCTTATGATTATTCTAAGGGAGATATAGATGCTGAAGATATTACAGAATTAGTTACCAAAGATGAATTCTTAGAAAGTTTAAAAAGTGGTATTTGGGTGAGTAAAATATTAGTAATTCCGGATACGCATGGTCGTAGTTTTTGGAAAGAACCATGCAATAATTGGGAAGGTAAAATTATATTCTTAGGAGATTATCATGACCCTTATGGAGAATATATAGTAGGAGAACCTGATAAAGAAGAATCTTTAATCAATCTTAGAGAATTAGTTGCTTTTGTAGAGAATAGACGTAAGATTTCTGATGTTATATGTTTATTAGGTAACCACGATCTGGTTTATTTCAATGGAGTTGGAAAGTGTCGTTTTGATTCTCATAAACAAATTGAAGTAAGGTTTTTAATTAGAACTTTAAATCCCCAAGTATATTACATATATGAAGATTTAACTACTAAAGAGCCTAATAAATATTTATTCTCTCATGCAGGTATTACTAAAGATTGGATGGATTATAATTATATGGAGTTAGAGGATTTAAATGATGTAAATTTAAATAATCTTAGTGCTCTTGATCATATTCCTTACTCTAGAGGAGGTTATAATAAATATGGTTCTTGTATTTGGAATGATTTAGAAGATTTTCAAGTACAAACTCCATATAAAGATTATTACCAAATATTTGGACACTCTTGGGGAGGTAGAACTGAACCTGTAATCACAGATAAATATGCTATGTTAGATTGTTGTAAACCATTTATATTAAATACAGAAACTAAACAAATTGTACCATGGATATTATAAAACTTCCATACACTTCTTATCTTGAACTTAGTGTAAAAGATTTTTCAGAGTTTATACAAAATGAACTCTTAGAAGAAAATGTTCCTAGAGATAATTGGCATGATGATATAGGTGATAATATTTATTATTACTTAGAAAGATACTTTATAAAAAAAGATATAAAATATGATGAGCATATTAATGAAGAATTGCTAGATTTATTATGTGAAAGTATTTGGGAATATTTAAAGTTACTTTAATGAAAATTAAATTCATAGAAACTTTAGAGATAAGTACTTCTGAATATTGGAATTGGATTAAGAGTTTATTTCCTTCAACATTATCTAATAAAGAAAGTATTTGATAAATGGATGCCAAAAGCTAATGTTTATACTTATAGATTTTTAAAATTACGAGGTTATAAAAACAATAATCCTTTAGATTTTAGTCTAAGAGAAGTTATAAACGACGTAGCACAATACATAATTAAATTATCTTTAAAATTATGAAAATTTCATACCAATATCTTACAACAGATGAATTAGATGTAAGTATTAAAGATATATTTGATTATATAAAATTCTTACATACTGATTCAGATATGTCTATTAAGTCTCCTCTATCTTATGTGGAAGAATGGGAGTTAAATAAAGAAGAAATTATCCAAGCTTTATATGGTACTCAAGTATATGAGGAAGTTTGTCCACGTTTTTATAGAACACTAGAAGAAAAGTTATTACCTTATTTAAAACGTGCTGATGGAGAACCCTCTTAGAACATGGTGGAAGGTTAGGAAATGGTTTAAAATTCCTAAACCTTCCATTTATTTTGGACACATAATATCAGGGCTACCTTGTAGACTTCCTAATAAATGGATTAAGTTATATAGTTATGACGTTACTTGGAAAGATAAATATGATAGTCCTAGATTTGAATTTGTTCCTCAAATAAATTTAGAATTATTTAAGATATATCAGTTATTATTAACTTTTCAAACTAATAATAATGATATATATTGGGAGACAATCTTAGATATAATTTATTATAATAAATCTCTTAAAGAAGCTATAAATAAAAATACTTGGGAGAATTATAATAAAGAAAAAATAAACGCTTTTACTAAGGGATTTCTTACTCCTAAAGGAGAAAGATTATATTTATATGAGTAATGAATTAAATTATATAGATAATTTCGATGGGTCTCCAGAAAGACCTAATATGATAGATAATCCTTTTGTAAAAGGAAATAATTGGTTAAGATTTATTGAAGAAGAGAAACAGATAACATTAGGAGAGGAGCAATTACAAGTATTGCATGATATAGTTGATATTATATTAAATAATTTCAAACAAAAGGACTTTTTAAATCCTATAAATTTAGGAGGAGCTGCTGGTTGTGGTAATTAATAAAAATACTCTATTATAAAATATCTTTTAAAAAATTTTGATTTATAGGTGGGCATATATAATAGCTATACATAAAATGTATAGTAAAATGAGTAAAATTACAGTACCTGAATCAGATTTAATTCTTATAAAAAAATATTATGAGGAAGATAATAAAAAAGTATCAGAGATAGTAAGATTATTAAATAATAAATATTCTTCCGGAGTAATTATTACTAGATTAAAAAATCTAGGAATATATCAAAGTACTAGAGGTAAAATACCAGATAATATTGGTAATAATATTATAGCAGAATATAATAAGGGCAATAGTATAGTAAGTTTGTCTAAACAATTTGGATATTCTACTACTAAAATATCTACATATTTAAAAAATAATGATATTATTGTTATAAATAGACAAAATATTATAAATTATGATTTGGATAAAGATATTATACCCTTATATAATCAAGGATATAGCCTTACTAAATTAGCCGAGATATTTCATACTAATAGAAATAATTTAGCTAAAAAATTAAAAGCTAGAGGAATTGAAATAATCAATCATCAAAATGAAACTAAATTTAATGAACATATCTTCGATGTTATAGATACAGAAGATAAGGCTTATTGGTTAGGTTTTATATTTGCTGATGGTTATATTGACAGTAGTCCTTTAGAAAAAAATAAAAAATCTAGATACGGTTTTGAAATATCTTTAAAAGGTTCTGATGCTGAGCATCTACATAAATTTAATGAATTTATGGGTCATAATAAAGATAATGTAAAAATTGGTTATGTAAATTGTAATGGTAAACGTTGTGTTAGATGTAGATGGTATGTAGCGAATAAACACTTATGGAATACCTTAAATAGTCTAGGATGTACTCCTAGAAAAAGTTTAACACTAAAATTTCCAGAAAAAAGAATTTTTCAAGATATTTCTCTTATAAGACATTTTATTAGAGGATACTTTGATGGTGATGGATGTTTAAGTTATTGTAAAAGTATTAAAACTTTTTCTCCAATTTGTACATTTTTAGGTACTAAAGAATTTTTATAGGTACTATGTAGTTATTGTGAATTACTAACAGATAGAACTATAAATCATAAAAGTAATGAAAATGTATATGAGGTATCTTGTACTCACAATATAGCCAGTAAATTATTACATTATTTATATGATGATGCAAATATTTATTTACAAAGAAAATATAATAGAGCAATATTTTTATGGAATGGTTGCCGGTCACTTGAGAAATTAAGTGAATTTTTACAAACCAATATCGGTGAAGGCTGTGATGCTAATACCGAGATAACTACAGAAACTAAAGAGTCTGTAGCATCGTAGAGCGTAGAACTTGAACCTGAGAAATCAGAATAAAATAGTTCCAAGAGTGGTTTGCCCTCAGCACATAAAGGTGGAGGTGAATATGTACGCCGAGCTATAGCAAATAAGAAACTATAGAAATACAGATAAAAAGCTGTATGATAACAAAACTGAAGTCGCTTTGCACTAGCTTCCTTTTAGAGTGGATAAATACCAAAGGCTTCCCAGTTAAGTTATGTGCTCCTACTCATAAAGCAGCTTTAGTACTTAAAAAGTATAATAATTACGATGCAACTACTCTTCATAGTATGTTAGCATTATCTCCTAAAGTAGATATTCTTAAACTGGATATCAGAGAATTAAGATTCTTTGCTACTAATGATAAAAAAATGTCTATACCATATGATGGAATTGTCATTTGTGATGAAGCATCTATGGTAAGTAGTGATTTATATGATTTATTAGTAGAAAAATGTAGCTTAATGGGTACTATGATTATCTTTTGTGATGATTATGCTCAGTTAAACCCAGTGAAAGAAGATGAACAATCAAAAGTCTTTAGATGTAAACATCAATTTAGATTGACTAAAATATACAGACAATCTGAAAAAAGTGGTCTTAAAGGCATTTTACAGACGCTTAGAGAGTCTCCAATACAACAGTGGGATAACTGTGAAGGTGAGGATGGAAGTCTCTTTGTAGAGTCTAAATTAGAAAATTTTTGTAGAAAAGCAGTTTCGGAATTTAAATACGAGATAGAAGCTAAGGATATATTACATACTAAAATTCTAGCTTATACTAATGCTCGTGTAAATAACTATAATAAAGCTATTCATAAACTTTTATGGAATGATAATAATTTTCTTCATAAAGGAGAAATTTTAATGGCTTATGAGAATTTCAAAAAAGATGGTTATGAAATAACTAATTCTATGGATTATATAGTAGAGGAATTTACTCCTACTATTATTGATGTTCCATATTATACTAAGTGTAAAGGATACTTAGTTAAACTATATGATGAATATAATAACATATCTTTTGAAATTCCACTATTAGCTCCAGAAGAATGTAATGAAGATTTAGCTATAGTTATAGAAACTATAAGAACTGAAGCAATAAATTCTCAAGGATACGATAGAAAAAAGAAGTGGGGAATATATTATGCTTTAATGGGAAGTTTTTGTACATCTAAAGATCTATTTACTGATGGTAGATGTATAAGAAAAGCTACTTTTAAATACGGATATGCTATTACTACTCATCGTTCTCAAGGGTCTTCTTATGATAATGTATTTATAGATATGAAAGATATCTTTAGAGCTAAAGATAAAGAGACTCTTAGGCAATTACAATATGTAAGTATGTCTAGAACTAGAAGCGATATAACTATGCTATTATGATTGATGTATTATTGATTCATAATAATCCAGCATTAGTAGAATTGTTTAAAAACTCCTATAATGGAGAAGCTTTTTTACAATTCTTAGATAGAGGTTCTAAAGTAGAACGTAGTAAAGCTTATAAGATACAGCAAGAATGGGGTAGTAGTCAAACCCCATTTGCACTAGTGAAAAAAGATGATAAGGTTATTAAAGCCTTTTATGCAGAAGATAAAAACAATGTAATTTCTAAATTAATATCTTATTTAAATGAGCACAATTATTAATGTTCCAGTAATTAACAATTCTAAAAATCCACTTCCTAAGTATGAAACAACTGAAGCTGCTGGTATGGATTTACGAGCTAGTTTAACTAATCTTTCCCCTAAATTTTTATTTAATGCTTATATAGAAAGTGGTAAAGTAATCATTGAGCCTAGAGGTAGAGCATTAATTCCTACAGATTTACATATGTCTATCCCAGAAGGTTATGAACTACAGATTAGACCAAGAAGTGGACTGGCATTAAAATATGGTATTACAGTATTGAATACTCCTGGAACTATTGACGCTGAAAAATATTTTTAAAATTCCTTGGGACAATCGATAAAATAGCTATATTATAAAATATAATTATCAGATAATTTTATTAATTAATAATTATAATATAGTTATGAGTGAATGTAAATATTGTAAAAAAGAATTTATTCCAAATGAGTCTGCTAGACAATTTCCTAAAACATTTTGTTCTTATTCTTGTTATGAACATTGGTTGAAAGAAAATAAAGAACCAAATTGTGTATGTGCTTATTGTAAAATTCCTATGTATAGAAAGCCTTCCCAAATTAAAAGAGCTGTGCATGGAGTAACTTGCTCTAAAGAGTGTGCTAATAAATTAAAAGCTATTTATTATTCTGGAAAAGGTAATCCTCAATATGGATTAATAGGAGATAAAAATGCTTCATTTAAAGGTATAGAAATACTAAGTAATTATGGGTATATTCTTGAGTATGCCCCAAATCATCCTTTTCCTCATAATAAAAGCGTAAAGGGTACTAGAGTGCTTCAACATAGATTAATAATAGAGCGAAATGCTGATAAATTTGATGATAAGTATTTCATAATCATAAATAATAAGAAATATTTAAAATTAGAATATGAAGTACATCATAAAAACGAAATTAAAACAGATAATCGCTTAGAAAATTTACAAATAGTAACAGCTAATGAACATAGGAAAATTCATAATAATACTAAGAAAATTATAAGAGATGAAAAAGGTCAAATAATCGGCGTCAAAAAATCGGACAAAATCGGGGAAGGCTGTGATGCTAATCCCGAGCTAACTAATTAAATTACGAAAGGTTAATTAGTAGTGTAACGCATAGTAGTTGAATAAATATAATACTACCACGAGTGCCCGACACTTATGTGAAAAGATATGCTGAACTATAGCAAATAAGAAGCTATAGAACTATAGGATAAAAAGCCTATAGGGTAACAAATGGATTATACAGGAAATATAGGAATTATTCTCATAAATCATGGAGAAAAACCGTTTATGGTAGAAAATGGAGACAGAATTGCACAAGGAGTATTTGCTAAAATAGTTAATGCTGAATTTCAGTCAGTAGATTCTTTAGAAAAAACTGAAAGAGGTGATGGAGGTTTTGGACATACTGATGTAAAATGATAAGTAAAAAATCTTTTTTAGAGAAATTAAGAGTATTAGGTAATCAATACGCTAATAACATAGTACTTAATTCTAAGAATAAAGATGCTAAAGATATTATAATATCTGATTACTTACAAGGAGCATCAGATTCTTATGCTACTTTCAGAACTTATGATAAAAAAAGATTTTGTGATTCCTTAAGAGATATTTTACATTATCAGAGAGAACTAAATAAACTCGAAGATACCTTAGGTTGTGAAATATGTGAATCATCTATATGTGAGTCTGTAACTTTTATTATAACTAGTTTAATAAGAGCTTTAGCTAATGATGATTCTGAAACTAGGGATGATATTGAATGGTGGCTATATGAAGATGTAGAAAAAGAATGGGTTATAGATGGAGAACTTGTAAAAGTAGAAACTCCTGAACAATTTTATGATGCTTTAAAGAAATTGAATCGTGTCTGACTTATTTGAAAAAGAATTTCAAACAAATGCTTATTTAGTATCTAAAGATGCTAAAGGTAAAGTTAGATGTGTAAGACTATGGTATGAGTGGAGTGATTCCGCTCATGCCTATCTTATTAAAAGACAGTCTTGGCAATTAAATGGTAAAAGACTGGACCATCCAGATATTCCTATAAAGAAAGGATTAGTCAGTAGAACTCTTAGGGAACAAACTCAACTTCAGTTTAACTCTAAACTTAAAGAATATAAGGATAAAGGTTATAAAGAAGTTGAAGAAGATCCTGATAATAAAGATGAGAAAATAATTTTAAACTTTCTTCCTGAGTATAATACTGATTCTTATAACCATATTAAACCTATGTTGGCTAAACAGGAGAAAAAAGTTATTAAACGAGAAATATTTGATAATGAATGGTTAGCTAGTAGGAAAATTAATGGATTAAGATGTTGTTTTTATTGGGATGGTAAACATATTAAAACTTACTCAAGAGGTGGGGAAAATTATGATTTATCTACCCAACATTTAACTAAACATCCAATTTTAATAGAAATTTTTAAAAAATTTCCAACATTAGTATTAGATTCAGAATTATATAAACACGGAAAATCTTTGCAACAAATATCTGGAGCAGCTAGATTAGAAAGAAATGCAGTGGATTGTGATTGGTTAGAAATTTATTGTTATGATTGTTTCTTTACTAATAAAATGGGAGTTCCTGCAAAACAACGTGAATTATTTCTTATAAAGCTATTTAAAAGTTATAACATATATGGATTTAATCCTATTAGAGAATGGCAACAAGGAGAACTTCAAATACAATTAGTACCCCAAGTAAAAGTATCAGGTTGGGAAAACATTGAAAAATTACATAATAAATATGTTTCTGAAGGATTTGAGGGTGTTGTATTAAGAGATCCTGATAAGCCTTATAAGCCAAACTCTAGGGGTAATCAAATGATAAAAGTAAAACATTACTTAGATGCTACTTATAAAGTTATCGACTATGAATTAGGGTTACGAGGTTCAGAGGATATGACTTTTATTTTACAAATGCCTAATGGTCAAACTTTTAAAGCAAGTCCAATGGGAGATAGAGCTACAAAAGCTGATTATGTCGAAAATTTTGACAAAAAATATAAAAATCATTTAGGGGATTGTAAATATTTTGAAATATCCGATAGTGGAATTCCTTGTCAACCAAAATTCACAGTATTTCGGTTTGATTTAGAGTAATACTAAAATTTTACTAAAAATATCTAGACTAATTATTTTTAATAGACTATATTGATACTATTAATTAAAATGTTAAAATATTTTTAGTAATGACAAAAAAGGAAAAATTTATTACTCAATCAATTGAAAAATTTGGTGACAAATTTGATTATTCTAAAGTAACAGATATTAATAATAAAGAAATAGATAAAATTACAATTATATGTCCTATACATGGTGAATTTGAGACTACTCCTAAATCATTTTTAATATCTAAATATGGTTGTAAAAAATGTGCTAACCAACAAAAAGGAAAACATTATCGAACAGATAAAAATAATTTAAGTTCTGTTGATACACATATCCCACATATAGAAAATCCTATTATATCAAAATCTTTAGTTGTGGGTACTGTATACTGTTTTATTAATAGTATTAATGGTAAAAAATATATTGGAGAAACAGTAAAGAAAGATTATACTGTTAGATTTAATGAACATAGAAGTAAAAGTGAAAGAGGAGTAGTAACTTATTTCTATAATGCTATCCGAAAATATGGATGGGATGCTTTTAATAAATATATCATATATCAAACTGAACCATATGAAGATACTGAGGAGAATAGAAAAAAATTAAATGATATTGTAAATAAAAAAGAAATTGAGTTTATTAATAAATACAATACTACAAATCCTAATTTTGGCTATAATTTAACAAAAGGAGGAGACGGAGTTTTAGGTTACCATTTTTCTAAAGAAACCAAAGAAAAAATGAGTAAATCTCATCAAGGAGAAAAACATTGGAATTATGGTAAAAGAAATGAAGGTAAATCTAGAGCAATTTTACAATTTGATTTAGATGGAAATTATATAGCAGAGTTCCCATCTATGGCAGAAATTACACGACAATTAGGATATAAAGCTAATAATGTATGCAGATGTTGTGATAATTTAATAGGTTCTTATATGGGATATATTTGGGTACGAAAAGATGATTATTATGAAGGCTATATTCAAAAATACAAATCAAGAGTAAAATGTAAATCTAATGATAAGGAAGTTTTACAATATACTTTTTTAGGAGATTATGTAGCTTCCTATATAAGCTGTGCAGAAGCAAAAAGAACTTTAAAAATGGGATATAGCCCTTCAGGAGCTGCCTCTGGAACTGATTTTTCAGCAGGAGGTTATATATGGATATATAAAAAAGATTTTACAGAAGATTTATTAAAAGAAAAATTAGAGCTTGTAAAAAGTAGTCGTAATTATAAAAAAATTGTGAGTAATCTTAGACAGGCAGCTTTAATTAATCGTAATTAAACAATTATATTAATGAGTTCTACAGCTGATAGAAGTAATGGTAAAATACTTAGGAATTATATATATGCTAATATATCTTTACATAAATTAGCTAAAATTCTTATAGAAGATTGGCAAATAGCAGATAGACAAAGATTTCCTAGTATTTATAAATTATTTTCACTTAATTGCCCCCGATATGGAGCTCAAATAAACGCTTTTATAGATATTTTGGATATTAAATATTATTGGTATATTTTATATCCTATTATAAAAGAAATAAATTCAGAAGTATTAAGTGAATATGATGAGCATTTGTATAATGAAATAAAAAATTCTTTATTATAATGGCTAAAATTTGCGTACTAAGTGACCTACATGGTCATCTACCAAGAATTGAACCTTGTGAGTTAGTATTAATAGCAGGAGATATAGTTCCTTTAAATATTCAATTTGATAATGCTGAATCTACTTTATGGTTTTTAGATGAATTTACAAAATGGATTGATTCTCTTCCTTGTGATGAAGTTATTATGGTTGCAGGTAATCACGATAAGCTTATAGAAAGAGCCTCTTTCATAATTCATGCAGTAGAATCTAAAACTGATTTTAAACTTACATATTTGTCAGGAACTACTTATGAATATATAGCTAGGAATCTTAAACATTATAAAATATACGGCTCTCCTTTCTGTCATAAGTTTGGTAACTGGTCATTTATGCAAAGTGAGGAATGGTTAAAAGATTATTATAATAATATTCCAGAAGATACTGATATAATTTTAACTCACGATACTCCAATGTTAGGTGATTTAGATTTATTACCTCCTAATCAATGGAATCCAAAAGCTGTTCACGCTGGAGGTAAATCTTTAGCAGATGCTATTTGTAGAGTACAACCTAGATATGTATTTTGTGGGCATTTACATACTTGCAAAGACAAATATTTAAAATTAAATAATACTGAAATATATAACGTATCTATATTAGATAATAATTATAAAGAGATTTATAAACCATTATACTTGGATATTTAAAATGAAAGACGTAGTAGCTAATGAAAAATTACCATACATTCCGGAGACCTTTACTCTCGGATGTCACACCTTCAAAGTACAATTATACGAAGAATTATACGATGGCAACGACCCATTATATGGACAATTCGATTATGATGAGCAGGTCATTAGACTTAGAATATTTAAAGATAATGGTGAGCCTTTATCAAGGGAATGTGTTCTTAACACATATTATCATGAGCTTTTCCACGCCTTTAACTATTTGTGGAATACTGGAGGCGATGAATCGCTTGCTAGTACTTTTGCAATGTTAATGTGCGAGTACGAAACATCTAGAAAATATGCCAAAGAATAAAATAAAAGTTCCGAAAGTATTAATAGAAAAGAAACCTAAAGTTAAATATGTTTCTCCTATTAAAGATTATTCAGTATCTTATGATGCAGTTATTAAGATTAGACAAACAAGTCTTCAACCAGTAATACCTGCTAAAATTAGAACTGATAAAAGAAACTTCGTTGGAAAACTTCCTGAAGAAGTTCTTAATCAATTATCTAAAATTATATCAGAAGCTATTAAATCATCGTGCTCTTTCTGCACAGAAGTAGTTTCTGTAGATAATATAAAATTTGATCAAACTTTAATAAAAGAAGACTAATGATTTATTTTATTATAGAGGATTCTCATTTTGGCTCTCATGTAGAACAAATATCTACTGACTTTAATAAATTACGGGAAAATTTTCCTGATAAAGTAATCTATACTACAGATTATATGAATGTAGATGATACTTTATATAATATAGTAGATTATTCTAATATGCCGTATAAACCTTATGATGGTACTGAAATAACTAATTGTTACTTATATCGTAATAATTTTTATGAGTGTGATGAAGATTTGCCAGAAGAATTAGATCCAGATGAATATATGTGTACCTATTATAGAACTTACACAAAAGGTTCTCTAACTTCAACATGGCATAAAGATGGCTGGGAATAATTTAATTACAGACGATAGTGAAGCACTACAAGCTTATCTAAATAACATTACTTATTCTACCCCATTATCTTTAGAGGAAGAGAAAGAATGTGCTGATACTGGAAATTGGGAGAAATTAGTAAATGCTAATTTAAAGTTTGTAGTAACTGTAGCTAAAAAGTTTCAGAATAAAGGATTACCTTTATCTGATTTAATAGCTGAAGGAAATATAGGTCTTATTCATGCTAGCCATTTATATAAAAGTGAGTATAATGTTAAATTTATAACTTATGCTGTATGGCATATAAGTGAAGCTATTCGTAGAGCTATTCATTATAAAGCAGATACTGTTAGAGTTCCTGTAAGTCAAAAGCTTACTTATAATAAGGCTGCTAAAGTTATAAATAAATACTGGCAAACTGAAGATAGACCTCCATCAGATGATGAATTAGAGGAAGCTACTGGTAAAACCATGAAACAAATTAATGGAGCTATAAATGCTAAAAAAATATGTATGTCTTTAGATACTCCATTAGGTAGTAATGGTGATGATGATGATTCTACTTTAGTAGATATTGTTAAAAATAATAATAGTCCTCTAGCAGATAATAATATAGAACAAGCTTATAAGACTAATGTCATTAACAAAGTTTTAAATGGACTTTCTAATAAAGAACATGACATAATAATTTTATGCTATGGATTTACTGGGCAAGAATACACTCCTGAACTTATATCTCCTTTATTTGGATGTACGCCAGAACGTATTAGACAAATTAGGAAAGAAGCAATCAAAAAACTTAGAAAAAGAAAAATTCTTAAAAACATTTAAATGATTTATTTAGTTACCAAGGTTAAAGCTTTATTCAAATCTTCTAAATATGAATGTATTTCTGTAGAAAAAAGTAAAGAAATTATTAATTCTATGAAAAAAATTAGAGGATTAGATACTGAGACTATGGGATTAAATCCTCATACTAAAGCATTATTAACAGTTCAGATAGGTACTAAAGAAAATCAAGTAGTAATTGATTGCACTACTATAAATATTTGGGAATATAAAGATATATTAGAAGATTCCAATATTTTATATATCTTAGCTAATGCTAAATTTGATATCCAATTCTTCTTTAAACATAACATTATATTATCTAAAGTATGGGATGTAATGTTAGCTGAAAAGATTAGATATTTAGGATATCCTAAAGGTAGTTTCCATGCTGACTTAAAGACCCTTGAATACAAATACCTTAATAAATATATGGATAAAACTGTTCGAGGTAAAATTACTAAAGTTGGTCTAACTGAAGAAGTAATAGTTTATGCAGCTAATGATGTAGTAGATTTGGAAGATTTAATGAATGCCCAAATAAAAGCTTTAGAAAAAGAAGAGTTGGTAAAGGCAGTACAATTAGAGAATAGATTTGTTATTCCATTAGCTTATATGGAATGGTGTGGAGTAAAATTAGACGTAAAAAAATGGAAAGCTAAAATGGTAAAAGATGCTAAACGTTTAAAGATTGCTCTAACTAAATTAAATGATTGGGTAGTAAAACATTATGGAAAAGACTCTAGATTTACTAAAGTAGATTTACAAGGAGATTTATTTTTAGGATTTAATACTGACCCACAGTGTGCTATAAATTGGAATAGTGCAGCTCAAGTAATTCCATTATTCAAAGCTATTGGAATAAATACTTCTACTATAGATAGTAAAACAAGGAAATTAAAAGATTCTGTAGATGCTAAATTATTAGAGCCTCAGGCTAAGGATTTTGAAATTCTTCCTATTTATCTAGATTATAAAGAAGCTCAAAAAGTATGCTCTACTTATGGACAAAACTGGCTAGACCAAATAAATCCTGAAACTGGTAGAATATATACTAAATTTAATCAGTTAGGCACTAATACTGCCAGAATATCTAGTGGTGGAAAAGATAAAAATGCTCAAATAGAATATGTAAATTTTCTTAATCTTCCAGCAGATCCAGAAACTAGAAGTTGTTTTATCGCAGAGAAAGGTAACTCTTGGATTTCCATAGACTACTCGGGTAAAAAATAAACATATAAACTATAACATTTTTATAGTATATTTTGAATAATCTATCCGTAAATAAATCAGAGGATGTGTTAAAAATGTTTTATAGTTTATATCATAATGCTCATTATTTTCTAAAAAGAAAATATGAAAAATTTGGCCCCCTTGTAAGGAAACTTACAGGTGAAAACCTCGTAAATTCAGTTAATGAACGGGCATTATCAAAGACTGAGCCAAGCCTTATAATAAAGGAAGGTGCAGAGACTAGAAACGAGGAGCCTAAAATAAATGATTAAATTTATCATGGCTGAGGTATAGTCCAGCGTGTTTACGTAGCAAGAAAGTTTCATTATGGCTTCTATCTCTAATGATAAAGCTTTAATACATGAATTAATGGAAGGAAGTGGAGATCTACATTCTCTAACTGCCTATATGAGTTATCCTGATCAAATACCTAGAGATACAAAAATAACAGAAATTAAAGAAAAGTATCACCATCTTAGACAAGAAGCCAAAGGAATAGAATTTGCCATTAATCCTTAAATTATTGCAATTTTTATTTTGATATAATTCGCTATAAACTATATTACTATTAATAAATATTTTAGTAATATGGATATAGAAAAAGAATTAAAAATCAAAAGCTTGTATGAAAAAGATACAAAGATTAGTGAAATTTTAAAGATTTGTAAATGTAGTAGTGCTACAGTAAATAAAGTAAGAGAAAAATATAATTTACCTAAAAGAAGGAATTCCCCCTCAAAGATTCCTATAAATGAATCTTTAGTAGTAAAATTATATACCGAAGGAGTAATATTAACTGAAATTACAAAAACTTGTCATTGCAGTACCAACACTGTCTCAGCAATACTAGATAAATATAATATTCCAAAACGTTCTCAGAGAATAAATAAAAAACCTAATAAGGATTTAAGTAAATTTATGGATTTAACTTCTCCAGAAACTCAATATTGGATAGGATTTATATGTGCCGATGGCAATATAAATTATAATCCAGAAAAAAGAGCTTATAAAGTTTCTCTATTTAGTAAGGATGAAGAAGTCATAATTAAATTTATAAAATATTTTGGAGAAAATACAGTTTGTAGAAGTGACAGACCTACAGGTATAAAAGAAGCCTATATATGCTCTAAAGAACTTTGTGAATATTTTATTAATGTATTAAATATTACTCCTAATAAGTCTCTTACATTAAATCCTAATATTGAGTATACTAACAATTTTATTTTAGGCTATTTTGATGGAGACGGAAGCATTAGAAACAGTTCAGAAAAACAAATTAGATACGAGTGTAATATTACTTGTGCTAGTAAAATATTTTTGGATAAAATAAAAACTATACTTGATAAAAATGGTATTTATTCTATTATTTATCAACATACTGATTGTAATGCTTACAAAATTAGAATAGATAGAAAAAGTGAATCTGAAAAATTTTATCATTTTTTATACAAAGATGCAGTAGTTTGTTTATCAAGAAAATTGAAAAACTTTGTGGCACTCTATGGAAACATAGAGAATGAAAAATTGGGTGAATTGCAGGAACTTAAGGAAAATCTGCAGCCAAGCCAACCTTTAACAAAGTTGGAAGGTTCAACGACTAACTCTTGAAACTTCGTAAGAAGAATATAATAGAGACACGAGTGCCCAACACCTAAACTATAAAGCAAGGTGATGAAATAGTCTAGCCTATATGGTAACATATAGAGTCTCAGATAAAGAGCTGAGAGTTAATACAAGCGAAATTATGGTGGTGATTTTAACACTATTCATCGAAACAAAGGTATCTCTATAGAAGAAGCTAAAAAAATATATGAAAATTATATGTCTGGTTTTTCAGGATTAGCTAAATATCAAGAGTATTGTAGAAAGATAGTGATGGAAAAAGGCTATATACTTTTAAATCCTATAAGCAAATATAGAGCACATATATATGACTTTGAATCTCTACGTTCAATGCAAGAAAAAATGCAAGATAGGGAATTTTGGAAGTATTATAGAGAAATGAAACGAGAATCTCCTAACTGTGATACAGTACAAGAAGTACGAGATTTCTTTAAGAAAAAAGGTGAATGTGAAAGGAATAGTATAAATTATAGAATACAACACACTGGAGCTTTATGTTATAAAGTAAGTATGATTTATTTCTTTAAATGGATAGTAGAAAATAATCTTTTTAATAAGGTTTTAATTACTATTACTCCCTACGATAAATAATCTTGTCGTAGTAAAACGATGTTAATTGCTTGGAACTCCTAAAGATTTAATTACTAAATTATTGAAATAATAAACTAGTAAAAATATTAAATATGATTTTACCTCAGTTAAAAGAAATGGACAATAAGCAGCTTTATAATTTTACAAGAGAACAAACTCAAGTATTTTTAACAGGATTGCTAGGTGATGGATGTATATCCACTACAAATAGTGGTAGTTATATTTATACCACAAATTGTAAACATCTTGAATATTTAGAATTTAAAAAGAAATTATTAGGTAAAGGAAATATTAAACTTCAAAAAAGAAATGGCTATCCTATATATACTATGTATGGAGGAGCTTACCCAGAATTATATGAGTTTAAAGAATTTACTGTTCAAGATGTTATTGAAAACTTAGATTTACTTGGGTTAGCATTATGGTTTTATGATGATGGCAGCCTTCATAAAAGAGATTTATATTATAATTTAAATACTCAAAAGTTCCCAAAATATATACAAGAAGGAATTTTTATTCCATGGTTTAATTCCTTAGGCATTAAAGCTAATTTAAGACATGATACAAAAAGAGGAAAAGAATTGTATTATTTAGGAATTAATAAATATGAAGGAGCTAATATTATTAGTGAAATACTATCACGTTATCCATTAGATTGTTACTCTTATAAATTATGGAGTTCAGAGACTATCCTTAAATGGAGTAAGCTGCAAGAGCAGGTGAAAAGCATCGATGAAAATCTTACTAATAGGCAGTTAGCTTATAAGTGGAGATTTTTATAAGATATAGTCCGAACCTATATGAAAGTATAGGAGAATATATGGAATCGATATATTCGTAACAATATATGGAGATTAATTGCGAAGTACCTATAGAAATAGCTGAAAAAGTGGCTACTAGACTTCATGCTATTATGGTTAGAGCAGGAGAAATATTTTGTACTAGATGTAAGTTGGATGCAGATATTTCTAGATGTAAAGATGGAACATTACCTAATTATTGGATTCATTAAAATGGAAATAACTTACATTTGTAACGACTATTCACTATATATCGACGGCAAAGAATTCGTTGATATAGATTACGACAAACAGAAAGAAATTTGTCATAAATTAGTAGATAAAGTTTCCGAAGGAATTTTACAAAGATTTATAGAAGTTGCTTGCATTGGAATGGGCGAGTATGAACAAGTAGATTATTGTGAAACTCATGGAGATTTTGTTGATAAATACGTAATAAATATATGATTTTTATTATAACTAATAAAGATGGTTCTAGAACTCAGTATTCTAACCATTATGACGAAGATGACGAAATGGAAGTAGATGCTGCATGGGATGATGTATATGCAAAATTCCCTGAAGCTGATTATATTGAGCGATTTTAATTATGGCTAGTAATTCACCAACGTTAATGCAATCTGAAGAGAGATTTTTAGATAATCTTAACACAGATATTCCTTTGAAAGAAGAAGATTATACAATATGTTTTTGTATAAGTAAACAAATTTCTACAACTAATATTGAAGATGTTTGTAAATCTTTGCAAAATCGTTTTTTAAGTGAAGGATGGAGCATTGATGATTTTGATTCAGAAAAGAATGAGTAAATTAATTATAACAAGGGGTATACCTTCATCGGGTAAAACCTTTTGGGCTAAGCAATGGGTTCTTGAAGACCCTGAACATAGAGTTAGAATTAATCAAGATGATATTCGACTTATGCTTGGTAAATATTGGGTTCCAAGTAGAGAGAAATTAGTACAAGAAATACAATTCGATGCAATGATTGAAGCATTAAATAGAGAATTTGATGTAGTTATTGATAATACTAATTTAAATAAAAAAGTCTTAGAAGGATTTGACCGTTTAATTAAAACTTTTGAAGATTGCGAAATAGAATATAAAGATTTTTTCGACACTCCTTTATCTGTATGTATCGAACGTGATAAAAATAGAGATTTGCAGGTTACAGAGAAAGTTATTAGAAATTTTTATAACAATTATAAAGATATATATCCTTTAAATGGTAGATAATTTTAATATATTTACTCCTTGGTTTGATAATCTCTCAGACCAAGGAGATTTTTACTTTGTACAAGTAATACAAAGAAAAAAAGAATGTAATATAGGTAGTAATAATAATGTAATTAAAGATTATCATTTCTTTGATAAGAAATCTTTTTTAAATAAAAAAGAAGAAATAGTTACATTATGTAAAACTTTTAATGCTCGGGCATATTTTTGGGTAAATCCCAGAAATTGTAAACAAGTACAATACGAGATAATTAGAGAAGCTCTAGAAGCTATAGAATGTAATTCTAAGAAGTTATTTAAATGTGTCTCTAAAGCAATAGGTCAAAGAAGAAATACTAATTATAAATCTAAATGGGTATTAGATTTTGATACTAAAGATTGGAGTCTTATAAATAAATATTTAGATTTAGTTAGGAAATGTAGACCTAATGTAAATAAAATATTATACTATGTTCCTACAGTAAATGGCATTCATGTAATTACTCTAGGATTTGATTTAGGGCAATTTAAGCAAAAGGTAGCTATAGCTAAATTAGATAATATAGATATACACAAAGATAATCCATCAGTACTTTATTATGATGCTTTTAATAATTGATATAATTATTGTAATTATCTATGGCATAGCTTTAATAGCTATGCTAATTACAAAAGCTTCTTCAGATGAAATTATAGCAACTACTGCAATATATTGTATAGCAGCTACTATAGTGAATGGAATAATACATCTATATCCTTAGATAAATTGTTTTTATAATTTTAATAATATTTGTTATGTTTTTTAATAAAACTTTTACTGACGAACTTTCTAGTATTAAATCTACTCACGATAAAACTACTTCCCTTATAGAGAGAATGAATACTAAAATCACATCTAAAGAAAGTTCTATTAAAGAATTACAGAATGAAATTAAGGATATTGAAAATATTAAAGCTCAAGCAGATAATTTCGTAGTTAATCTTAAAAATATTCTTGCTTAATGTATAAAATAAAAGAAACTTTTGAGTATCTTGTAAACGATCCAAATAACTTTTGCTCAGTACATGATGCCTTAGAAATGGATACAAGTATACCTTGCCCTTGTTGGGAGGGAAGTAAAGTTCCTGTAAATGAAAAAGGAGAAGTAGAGTATATTCCGTGGGGTAATAGTAAAGTATCTATTACTGATATAGATAATACTGTAAAAATTGATAAGGACACTCTTTTAAAGCTAATTAGAAACTCTGAAAAATTATTAACATTAGAAGAGAATGGAGTGGATAATTGGATAAATTATGGTGAAGCCATGCAATATTTAGATGATTCATCTGATGAAGTATTACTTAAACAATATTTAGATGATTAATTTTGAAAATAAAAAAGTACTGTTCATTGATTTAGACGGTACTTTAATTAAGACTATTTCAGGTAAAACATTTCCTGAAGACATTACTGATTTTAGAGTACAACTTCCTGTATTGGATAAAATTAAAGAGAAGATGCCTAATCTTAGGCATTTCTATATAGTATCTAATCAAGGTGGTATAGGTAAATTTATATCTGAGGCGGATTTTAAGACTAAAATAGGAGCCATTAGTGATTTATGTTTTTACTATTTAAATAAACGTAAATTACTTATGTATTATGATTATATATATTGTGCTTCTAATGATAAGAATGACCCTAATAGAAAGCCTAATACTGGAATGCTAGAGAAGTTATGTTATGATCATAATCTTTCTTACAATAAACAAGAAATGATTATGATAGGAGATGCTTCTGGTAAACCTGGAGATTTTTCAGATTCAGATAAAAAATGTGCTGAGAATTTTGGCATAGATTATATTGACGTTAGAGACTTTTTAAAAATGAAATTAAGACTAGACGAATATTATTATATACTTAATGAAAATTATGGATTGGAAGAAATAGAAGACTATATGCCTGAGGATATGGCAGACAAATATTTAGAATTTTGTAAATCCCATAACTCAGATGAAGTAGATGATTATTTAAAAAGATTATATTCGTATATAGAGGTAGTAAACCTTGAATATACTATTCTTGATATTGACTTAGAAAAAGGTTATGCTGAATATAAGGCGATTATAAAAGTTAATAATAAGTATTATTCTTTTGATTATTATCAAAGTCCATATTGGGGTTTTAAAGACAGAGTAGATGAAGATATAGATTTAACAGAAATATTTCCAAAAGAGATAACTACAGTTATATATGTATAAATAATTAAGTAATATGAAATTAATTAAACAGTCATTTGAATTTATTAATCAAACAGATTTCTCTTTAGTAGGAATCAAGAAGCATATTGAAAGATGTGCACGAGTTATAGATAAAAAATATAATTATTAAACTAAAACTAAGTTGAAGTATTGTTGTGTATGTAATAGTTCTAATAAGGTTTGTAATACCCCTATAGGTCTATTATGTGGAAAACATTATATGCAATATCGAAGATATGGCAAGGTATTAAATAGAACTAAATATGATCCTAATGAAATTATATTAGAATCGGATATGGCTAAAATAGTTCTATACAATAAAAATGGAGATAAAATTGCAGAAGCTTTAATAGATACTAAAGATATAGGAAAAATATCTTCAAACAAATGGTGTATAGATAAAAATAACTATGTAAAAAATTCAAAACAAGAATATTTACATAGAGTTATTGGGAGCACCTAAAGATATGTGTGTAGACCATATTAATGGAAATACCCTAGATAACAGGAAAAATAATCTTAGAATTTGTACAAATAGAGAAAATATAAGTAATAGAACTAAATTAGGAACTAATAATACTTCAGGAATATTAGGAGTAAGGTTTGATAATAGAAGAAATAAATGGTATGCAGATATTCAGTATAAAGGTAAATGTATATTTCTTGGATATTTTAATATAAAGGAAGATGCTATAAAAGCTAGAATAGATGCTGAGAAATTATATTTTAAGGAATTTAAATCAAAAATATTAAACAATGAAATTAATTAAACAAAGTTTTCAATTTGTAAATCAGAAAGGATTCACTTTAAAAGATATTTATAAACATATTGAGTATTGTGCCCGTATTAGTTACAAAAGTCAAGATAAAATTACAGATACCTCTTATGAGAAGTTTGTAAATATGCTAGAATCTAGGGGGCATAATAGACCTCTTGAATTTGGTACTGTTTACCTTACATTACGTGGAGATGATAAAAATGCATTACGTAATATTTTCACATATACAGAAAATCCTTGGACTAAAATACGTAAACAAGTTATTAAAGCAGAATATGATCCTAATACACGTGTTATATTGAATCATATTACCACTAATTATAGGGTTATAGTAGAAAATCATTTAGAAGAAGATTTAAAGTATCTTTGTGAGCCTACTGAATATCATTATAAAAGATACACAATTCACATGATTCTCGATCGCGGAGTTATGGACGAGTTCAGAACTCATGTAGGATTGTCCCATTTAGCCGAAAGCACAAGATTCGTGAATTATTCTAAGGAAAAATTTGGTAGTGAGATTACTTTTATTAAGCCATGTTGGCTAGATGTACCAGAAGGAAAGTATAACCACTGTATTATGGTTAGCAAAAATTCTCCAGATATTAGAGTGGAATGTGTAGGAAGTGATGAAATAGGTAAATACTATAATATAGAGGAAGAGGAAGGTTTATTTCTAAATAGTCTAGTTCAATCAGAACTAACTTATTTGAATTTAATTAATAATAAAAAATGGACACCTCAGCAGGCTCGTTCTGTACTTCCTTTAGGTATTAAATCTGAACTTATCTCTTGCGGATTTGAAGATTCCTGGGAAAACTTTTTTTATCGTAGAGATGCTTCTGATGCACACCCAATGGCACAAGAAATAGCTAAACCAATGCATCAAAAATTTATTGAATTAACTGAAATGAAATGACTATTTTAATTATAATATACATAGCATCAATTATAGGAGCTATATTAAGTATTAGATACGATGATGACTTTTTCGATGAAAAGCCTTGGACATTATTTTTAGTATTTTGTCCAGTAGTTAATACAGGTCTAATTATACTAGAATTAATCATCCAACTATTATTTTTATTGGGGTATAGTCACACATCTGAATTTAGATGAAAAATTTTATAAATTAATTAGGTTAGGATGAAAATAATGAATCAAGTAATTCCTATTAGTTTATCATATAAAAGAAAACCTTTTGATGCTATGGATGGATTGTCTTCAGATGCATCTTATAATACTATGCCAGAATTCAATGGAGTTACTGCGGTATACTCTAATAGAAAAACTAATATAGATATTTTAGGAGCTAATAAAAATAGTTTCGATAAATCTTTAACAATATTTTATATTAATGTACAGTAATACAATACAAGCTGGAATAGAAGCAACATTAAAAGAATTATATAAAGTACATGATACTGTATTTAAACCAGCAGTAATGTACGCTATGTATAGTAATATTCGTGCTTACTTTATAATATTAGATAAGGATAATAAAGCACAACTTTTAAATGCTTTTAATCCTAGAGTAGTAGAACATGGAGATAAACTAGAATTAGATAGTGTAACTGATAGTCCTCGTATTTATCAAGAGTATTTCATAAAGGAATTTTCTGATAATGTAGATTATGGTATTTATATTGATGAAGATGAAATAGGTCATTATTTTACAGCATATGGAGAAGTTCAAATATTTAGTACTTATATTCAAGTAAATTATAACGATTATAAGCAGGCTGAAAAACTTCTAGAATTTGTAAAACCACTACCTGAAGATACTGATAAAATTGTAACTTACGATTTAGTAGTATCTACTAATACAGGATTTAGTACCACAGAATGTACAAGTTCTAGGAACATTGATATTGATATAAAAAAGAACTACAATGATGATTTACCTTATGATAAATATAAAGAGTTCTGTGAAAAAGACGGTTCTGGGTTAGCTTTAATGTTTGGAACCCCTGGAACAGGTAAGATTTAATAATTTTTAATATTTTCTCTTTAAAATTATAGTTTCTATATAATTATTTTTTGAAAATTCTTGCCGTTCTGCTAAGGAATTAGCAGAATTATTAGCGGGTGAAAACGGGGAAGGCTGTGATGCTAATCCCGTGGTAAATGAAGATAGTAACGAATCTTCATCACTGTAACGCGTAGAAGTTGAAACTCTTATAAGAGAATATAATACTTCCAAGAGCGCCCGCTCTCCCAATCATTTGAATGGAGAAAAAGGTACGCTGAACTATAACAAATAAGAAGTTATAGAAGTATAGATAAAAAGCTATACGATAACATTATTGAAGACGAGCCTCATAAAAAAGCTTATTTATGATTGTTCTGATACTAATTTTTATATAATGGATTTTTCTATGTTACAAAATATAGTTTCAGGACAATTTTTATCTTTCCTTTTAGGACTAAAGAATGCTGTAATTATAATGGAAGATTGTGAATATGTATTAAAACGTAGAGATACTCATGAAAATCCATTAATTAATTCTCTTTTAAATATTACAGATGGATTAGTTGGAGATGCTTTAAACATACGATTTTTATGTACTTTTAATGCAGCATTAACAGACATAGATGAAGCTTTGTTAAGACCTGGAAGACTCAAAGTAAAATATGAATTTAAAGCTTTGAGTAAAGATAAAACTAAAGCTATATGTGGAGATGATAAAGCTGAAACTTTAGCAGAAATTTATAATAGAGATAAAATAGATTTCAATAAAAAGGAACAAAGAAAGATTGGTTTTTAAATTATCAGATAAGGAGTGTCAAGAGGCTAAAGAGTTTATAAAAGAACATAATAAGCAGTGTGACACTCCTTATTCAGGAGCTAATGGTTGTCCAAAATTTAGTTATATATTCTCACCTTTTGGACTAGGTACTTTTGTAGTAATAAGATGTAATGTTTGTAAAAATGAAAAGGATATAACTGATATTGATACATGGTAATAATAGGAATTTCTGGAAAAGCTACTTCAGGTAAAGACACTGTAGCTAATTATTATAGTAGATTTAGTAAAGCACATTGTACTACTTTACATTTTGCAGATTCTTTAAAGGATTGCTGTCAAGGATTACTTATACCATTTGGTACTTATGATATGTCTCTACAAGAGACTAAGAAGTTAACTATTCCTTGGATGGGTAAAAATTATACTGTCAGAAATTTACTTCAAGATGTTGGTAATGCTTTTAGACAAAGTATTACTGAAGATTTTTGGGTAAATATTATGATTGGTAAAATTGCAGCTATTAAAAAGAATGGTTCTATAGATACTATTTTAATTCCAGATGTCCGCTATCCTAATGAATTTAAAATGATAAAAGATTTAGGAGGTGAAGTATGGAGAGTAGAAAGACCTAATATTACATTAATGAATCATATTAGTGAAACAGCATTAGATGATTATACTTTTGATAAAATTATCCAAAATAATGGGACTATAACTGATTTACAAAATAAAATTAAATGTCTAAGTATTTAGTAACTACTAGTAAAAAGGTAATTAGATATATATCTTATGTTGTAGAAGCCAATTCTCAAGAAGAAGCTGAAGAAAATTGGAAAAATGGAGAAATGGCAGATGAATGGTATGAATCATCAGGAGATACTTATGTTGAAGAATCTGAAGAAATGATAGACTAATGTTTAAAATAAATTTATTAGACATAAATGTAGTAGAAGCACAAAAGTACTGTAATTATTTTGATCAAGGATATGTATATATAGAAGAAATATATCCAGAGTTATTTAATAATCCAAATGCTAAAATTACTATGGTAGGAAAAATAGATATCAGTATATTACAAGATTTAGTAGAAAAAAATAATTTAATTAATACCTTATATTGGTATTAAACATTTAAAGGGGCGTAGCTCAGGAGAAATCCTGGGTTACGCCCCTTATTTTTTTTTAATTTTCTTCATAATAAGCTTTAGTAGCCTATTTATACATAGCTAATGACGGAATATTATTTACAATATATTCACCCCAATGTTTATCAGGATCTGTAGCAGTATTAAACATATTCTTAACTAACTATGTTGGGTAACTTTGATATGGTATAGTCATACCATTATTTGCACCACTTCCAGCAAAATATTCTGGAATAACAAAAAACTCATGAAAGTTCTAAGTAGACTATTTACCTCCATTATATACTACATAAGTCATAGCACTTGCTAATACATCATCACTACTATAAGATTTCATTACTTCTTTATATCCAGGATCAAATATTTCTTTAAATAAAATACTCATAAAAGCAGCCCATAATAAACTAGCAAAAGCTTTTTTAAGATTAGCCCAATCATTAGGATTAGCCTTTATCATTTCTTTTATTTTCTTAATTTTATCATCCTAATTAGTATCAGATAATATTCCTAATATATCACCAAAAGTATAAAATATTCCCTAAACTACCATAGGCACATTATCCATTACTGGAATTCCTGTATTTTCTGTAGTAATAGTTCCATCTTCAGTAAAGTATAATAGTTGTCCTGCTTCATTTTTCTACTATTCTAATTTATCTCCTTTTACAACTCTTTTTTTACCAAACCAGTTAGCAATAATACCATTAGAATATGTAGTAAACTAAGCAAAAGACATACCTATAGCCATGTTTTCTGCCATCATTCTACCACCTCTATCATAATTACCATATATACTATCAGCAACTTGTTTAATTTTATCAATAGTTTCCAATGAATAAGGTGATGGAAGGTCTTCATTATATCCAATAGGGGAATCAATATGTTCTTTATTATAGGTTCGTATAGCTGAGAAATATAATGATTTAGCTTTATTATATTTTTCACTTCCTTTAGGAGCTTTTAATATATCTTGGAATCTTTTATCTTTTTTCCAGTCATATTTAATTTTACCATCTTTATCTAAAGATAAAGCATCCCAAACTCCGTCCTATAAAGCTCTTGCTACAAATAGAGTCATTCTATTTAAAAAATCAGGACGTTTCATAGTATTATAAGCTATATCATCCCAATGGTTAATACCACTTCTATCAGTTCTTAATCCATTAGCAATATTAGCAAAGTCTAAGTTAGATAAACCATATTTAATACATAATTGATTTAATAAAGAAATAGTTCTTACATTAGTACAACTACCTTTCATTACTATATAATAAGCGGCTGTTAAATTAGCTGTAGAAATATCCGTACCATACTTAGTAGCAGATTTAATATAATTCTATTGGAATCCTTCTAAGGTATCTCTAAACATAGATTTAATATTAAAACTTAAAAACATCTTAGATACAAAATGTTTAACAGGATTAATTACTGTAAAGAATTTTTTAGAAGTGTCCTCTAATATAGTATCATTAAATACATTCACAGTTAAATATTTATCAGCCTCTTTCTAAAACCATTCAAGATATTTAAAGTTTCCAGAATTTAAAGCTAACATTTTAGCCTAGAACATTACTGACTTAATTAATATTAATGATTTATTAAATTCTTGAGTTAATATATTAGCATTAATATAGCTATATAACAATGCTGGAATATTAGTTTCCCAATAATCATTAGTATGTTGATTTAATATTTCCTATCTAACATTTTTATCTGAAGACATACTAGAAGCGAAAGGATTAGTTACTCCATTTTCAAATCTATCTCTCATAGATACATTAGCCCCTTCTTTATCTAAAGTTTGTTGCCATTTAGCAAATACATTATCTTCTTTAGAGGTAAGTCCTTTAATAGTATCAAAAAATTGATTTACACCATTCTTTAATGATTTTACTGATAAAGTAGGAGAAGCTCTTTTTAAAGGTACATAACGCAATACTTCCTATTCTTCTACAGCTTTAGCAAATTCTGGATCTTCATAGCTTGTAAAATCAAATTTTTTATTATGCATAGAATATGTTACTTTAGCAAGCTCAAATAAAGCTTTTTTAAGAAAAAGTTTTTCATGAGAATTCATGTAATTAGCAGCATCATTCTTATAAGGATTTTTAAACATCATTATTTTTTCTCCCCTATCATTATGCATAAACATATTATCGAAATATTTATTCTCATCTCCTATTAAAGATCCTTCTACTGTAGAATATCCAGCCTAATTAAAATAATCTCTAGTAAAATTTTGAATAGGATTTGCAGCATCCATCACTCTTTCGTTAGCTCTAAAGGTTGTCTAAGTAACAATTTGTTTAATAGTTCTATAATTATTATCTGAATTAGCATCAGGTTTTATTATATTACTTTCTAGCCAACTTAAAGGTTTATATTTAGTTTCTACATAAACTCCCATTAACTTATTATATTCATAACATGCCTAATTATAAATATTAGCTAACATTTTAGTATTATCATTAGCATAAGTTAAATCAGAGGTTCCATTTTGCAGATTTTTTATTACAGGATTATTCTATAAATATTCAAGAAAAGATTGTAAAGCAGCTCTTCTAGCTGATTCGGAGTTAGCATTTTCTAACTATTCCTTAGCATCTTTTAATTTATAACGTATAGGATTAGTTTCTAAATAAGAAGAAGTAGTTAAGAAATTACTTATATAATCAGTAATTAATTCATACTAATCTACAAATTTGATATTACCAAAATTATTATTTAACTTTACTCCACTATTATATTTATTTACTACTTCTAATATAGGTGAATAATATTTAGTAATTAAATCTGAAGCAGTACTATACATTCCCTAACCTCTACCATAAGTAGATATTACCTAAATATTACCTAATTTAAAATTACCATCTAATTGTGGTAATATCTCATTTAATATATTTAATGTACGAATCTATTCCATATGTCCAAAAGAACAATCATAATTATATAGATTACCAGATTGATTATCCATAATATAACTATTCATAATATTTGAACCATTACTTCTATGTTTATTTACTTCATATAGATTATAATTAGCTAACGATACTACATCTATCTATCCTTTACTATTTTGGAATAATAAAATGTGAGCATTTCTTAAAGCTTCATTATCAATAATATTCCATTCATATACTGGATCTCCTCCTATATAAATAGGTTCAATATATTTACCGAGTAGAGAAACTAATCTATAGTTACTTCTTTTAAAAGCCTCAAATGTAGTATTCTAAGGATTATGTCTTGCTACCTAAATCTATTTTACTAAAGTATCAAGAACTGTGCTTATCTATTTTTCTTTTTTATCAAATTCTTTCTATAATAATTCTTTTAATTCAATATTATTTTTAGGTAAAGAATCTTCTTTTATTTTATGGATTTCTCCGTCAATAGTTACAGCATAATTATATCCCTATGGATCATCTTCTAATTTTACTATATCACCAGTACCAGTTCTAGGATTGTATTGCTAAGCAATATAACTATCAATAGTTTTAGTAATTCTATTCTAAGTAATATTAGCATTTAAAAACATTAAATTAGTTTTATCTAATGCTGTCTATACTTTATCATCAATATTACCAAAACTTAAATCAGGAGTATCTATATAAGCTTCAACTGCTTCATCTATATCTCCTAACTAGTATTCTCCTTGAACCTAGATATTTTTTGGATAATCCATACGAATATCTTTTATAGAACCATCATCATTATACACTATCTATGTAGGAATTAAATGTAAACTAATTTTATTAGCATTAAATCCTTTAGCCTATAATATTTTCTTTAAAAAAGCTAGTTCTAATTCAAATTTCTACTTCTTTATTTTTATCCAAGATTCATAAGGCTAACTAGATACTACATTCTAATATATAGCAATATTTCCATATTTATCTACAATTATCTAGTCTATATGTCCACGTAATTTTATTCCATCTTTTGTTAATGCGTGAGTAACTGCAATATTACGTACTCGACTAGTACTAGTTCCCATTTTATTTTCTCTAGCAGTTATTATTCTAGACTATAAAATTTGAGAACCTAAATTATTATTATTTCCAACACTTTGTAAAACTCTATTAAAACTATTTAATAAAGACTCCTAAAAATCAGTACTTAAATTACTCAACTTACGTTTAGTAATATCTTCAGTTAATTTTGTTATCTATTTACCGATAAGTAAAGATACTTGTACATTCCAAGTATATGGATCATTTACATTTGAAATCTCTAAGTTATTAACTAAATAGTGTATTACATAAGCATCAGCTCCAACTAATTTAAATCTTTCAAACTCTTTAGTTATCTAATCTTCAGTATAGCCTCTTTTTCTTAAAGCATCTTTATAATTTTCATCATTCATTTTAGTATAATACTTCTAATTTGGGTCAAAGTACTAACTATCTAAGAAATGCTAAATATTATATACTCCTGATTCTGGGTCATCAGCTACTACGTTACCCCATTTATCAAAAATAAGAGGACTGGATTTTAAATTTACTAGTTTATTATATACATCAGTTTGTGCTGAAAATAAAGTATCACTATAATTAGTTAAATCTATATTATCAGATATTAAGTTATGTAATTCAAAGTAAGATAATCCTTTATCCCCAGCTAACTGACTAAGTATCTAATATACTTTATTAGATTTTTTAGATACTTCTGTAAAAAAATATTTACAACTCATTAACAAATCTCCTAAATAATTTTATTTTGTAATGCTGCCTTTAAAAAGTTAGTAATCTAACGCTCTGTACTATTAGTATTTATTTTATAAGAATTATTTACAGCAAAATCTGTAAAATCTAAAATATTTTCTTTTAAATCCTAATTAAAAGTATTATTCTAAATAAATTTTCTAAAATCTCTAAATATTTTAGGATATGTATTAGGATTTAATGAAGTAAGATATTCTCCCATTATATTAGCAGCAACTTCTTCATATAAATCAATTCTAGCTAAATCAGAATATTCAGAAACATTTTGATATTTCTATAATTGCTATTGTCCCTATTCAGTATTCTCTACCAAGTCTTGTAATAAATCAAAATAATCTTCCTATAAATCTGGCTAGTTTTTTACAATACCCATAAATACGTGCATGTATTCATGTGCTACATCTTGTTTAGTAGCTAATTCAAGATTAATTACAATTTCATTATTACTAATAAAAGCCTTTTTATCAGCAAACTATTCACCATATTTTTCAAATATAGCCTATTTATTTAATACCTAAGTTGGTATTCCAAATCTAGACTAAATTTTATTAGCGAAATAAGTTAATCTCTAAGGCATAGAAACCCATCCTATAGGACTACTAGTAGCACTTCTTACATTAGGTATTTGTTGTAACTATATAGTATACTATAAACCCTAACTCTAATCTACGTTATTAACATAGTAATAATTATAATTATTAAGATTATCAACAAATTCTGTTAAATCTTCCTATATGCCTTTATCTATACCTTCTTGTACTTTAGCCGCTGTTAATAAAATTTTCTCTAAGCTATCTAACTAAGTAGTATCTACAGTATTATTATGTTCTTGTATAAACTTCAATCCCTATTCAGCATTATAATTCTAAATCTCTTTAGTAAATGCTTTAGAATTTATCTAAACATTTATAGCTCTAATAACCTAACCAGGTAGTATAGTAGAATTGTAAGTAGATAAATTAAACTATACGCCATGTTCATTAGGCATATATAAGTCTAATAATAATCCTTTTTTTAAAATATCTTCTTTAAAGGATTTGTCAATAAAATCTCTAGCTTGCTATAAATTATCGTAAGTTTTTCCTACGTTCTAATCAGTAAAAACTCCTCTAGCTACCATGAACTTAGTAGTACCATTTATTACTGCCGAATATATATTATAACCTTTATATTCCTATTCTTGGTGAGGATATGCCTCTTTAGATGCTATAGTATAGCCATATTTAGTTTCAAATGTAGAAGGCTAAATATTAAAATATATATTACCATTATAAATAGCTTCTATCTAAATACCCTTAGTACTTAAATTTTCCTAACCATCAGTGTTCCAAAATAGCTATCGTAATACTGAATTTACTTTAATCTATATAGCACTTGGATCAGGATTATCTTTTGAAAAATATTTTTCATATAATTCAGGAGAAGTCTATTTTGTTAATGTTTTTAATTGCTATAAAGTGATTGCTCTATAAGTAATTTCATTAAATTTTTTATAAGAAGTATGCATCATTAGAGCATTAGCAAAAGGAGTTCCACATTCTCTAGGAGGGTCATAATCATTTAAAGAATTTAATGCTTCTTTTATTTTTCTAATACGTTCTACATTTTGTTTAAAATTAGCATTTTTTCCTGATAATAAATATTCATAAAAACTTTCAGGATTCTATAAATATTTAGCAAGTACTTCTCTGGCAGTTTTAATACTTCCTTCATATTCTCCTCTAGCTTTTTTACTAGAAGATTTGGTAAAAGAATATGATGAAAACTTTCTTAACCAAGCTTCGTCAGATTGTTCTAATTCCTATATAAAATTTATAAAATTACTTGGAATATCGTTATCCTAAATTGTTTTAAGTTTATTTAAATAATTTATAAACTATTTTTCTCCACCTCTTTGTACTATATATAAATCATTACCCTAAACATCTTTAGTAGAATATACTAAAGGAGTATCAGTTCCATTAGTTTTTATTTCATCTACATATAATACATTTATATTCTCTAATTCAGGAGCTGTAGGAAACTTATTACGAAATTCTCTATAAGTCATATTCGGAAGAAAAAACTATTTACTGTCAGTAAGTCCTTCCATATCTTTATTTACGTATATTGAAGTATTATTAATACCCTAAGCACGTATAGCATTAATAAATTCTTCAGTCTTACCCTATTCATTTATTAACTATATAAGATTGGAGTAATCATAAAAACTTTGGATGGAATCTTCTTCTATTCCATCCAAAGTAATTTTATTACTACCAATATTTAATGTGATAGTACAACTCATTAACAATTAACTCTAATTTTAACTTTACCAGATATTGTCATATTATATAGGCTAGTACCTCCAGAAACAATATCTTTAAACATCTATTCTAATTTATTTATCTATTCTTGTAAATTAATATTTATTGGATAATATTCTTTATTTATTTTTAATCTCTCAATAAGTTCTCTCTAATTATCATATCCTTCAGATATCTGAGTAAAAGGATTTATAAATTTATGATCTTTAGTGTTATAAAGCATAACTAAACCATTAGTAGGAGAATTTCTATAATCTTTTATACGTACTACTCTATTATCTCCAGCCTACTACAGAGATTCTACATACGGAGCAGAATAAATATCAAATCCTTCAAGGGTAGCTCCTAAAGCATTTATAGATTCTTCTATAGGTAAATCTTTATTATCAATAGTTTGCTATATGTTAGCCTTATCAGCCTATCCTAAATGTCTATACCATTGCATTAATGCACTTGGAGTATATTGAGGATTTCCAATATTATTTATGTCTTCTATTAATTTACTCTAAAATATTGTAGTTAATCTATTATAGCCATATTTATTACCATTTACAAATAAATTATAAATCATAAATATATCCTATAAATTAAACTTTCCTACTTTATAGTTTATAAGTTTATTGAAATCTTCTTCATAAGATGCATATCTTAATGTAGATTCTCTAGATTTATCAATATTAAGCATATCAATATCTAGAGCCAATGCATTTTTATCACGATCTCCTATGATTCTTAACCCATTAATAAAACTATTATTTTTAGGAAAATCTTGCATTTTTTCTCCATCCCAATATGAGCCATTCTATAAGGCTTTTATTAAATAATTATGAACCCAATATTTAAAAGTAGCAATGTTATCACTACTATTCATAATTATTTCTGTATTAGAACTTACTTTAATTTTCCTTCTATCTTTTAAGAACATCTAACCATGCTATAATGGGAATGAAAATGGTAAAGTTTCATTATTATTTACAGCTAACTAAATATTAGTTAAATACTACTAAATATATGCCTAATCAATATAACTCTAAATCTAGTTAAGTTTCTTAGAATCAATATATCCTCTATCTTTACGTAATATTTCATAAAACTTTCTAACTAACTAACTTTTTGTAGATACTATATCAGTATTTACAGTAGCTGCTTTTTGTAACTCTAAATAAACTCTATACTAATCAGAATGATTTATTACATCTAATACATTTATAGAGTCTTTTATTAAATTATAATATTCTGTAGCTAAAGTTCTATAATCAGTATTTCTAGTAGTGCCATCTAATTCTGGTACCTGTATAGGATTATTTATCATATATTTATAGAAACTGAAATTTTTATAAATTCCTGCATATAAACTCTATGATACAATTCCATATATATAACTATTAGAATAATTAGGATGCAATTCTTTTACTTTACTGAATAAAGCTTCCAAATCAGTAGCTAAATCAGTACCTTGTTCATTTAAAGAACTTGGTAAAAGTTTTCCAGCATATTTATCTCGTAAATCTTCTATTTCCTAAACACTTGGTAGTATTTCATCAAAACCTTTTATAAAGTTATTAAAACGATTTTCAAACGCTAACTACTCATTCTACTGAGTACGTATTCCCTAATTCATACTAAAAAGTAACTATGCAGCTGCTGTAGTTTCTCTAGCACCTCTATGTACAGCTTTAAATCCTTTTAATTTATTAAAGAATAGTTCATTATATCTTTGTCTAAGAAGAGATTCTAAAGGTTCCTAAAACTATTCTGGAACATCTCTTAATCTTTTATAAGTTTTAATCTGTGGATCTACAGGATTATTATCCGTTTCTACGTAAATACCATTTACAAAATATAATGTATTTCCATCATCTAAAGTAATAGAAGTATCGTTTAATAATTTTACTAAAGTTTGACCTACAATAGTATCTCTTCCAGGATCATAGTTATTAATAGTAGTAGGATCTAATACATACTTGAACCAATCTTTTTGTTTATCAGGATTACTAGAAATTAACTAATCTAATACTTTCTAAACATTATTACTTTTAACTCCAATATCAGAGAACATATCAGATTTACTTAATCTATCTACAAGTCTAACTACAGGTGAAGTCATTAAATCTACAATCTAATCTAATGGAAATCCCATTATCATAAGATAACCATGTACACCTGCTAAATTCATACCAGCATTTATCTTATTTAAAATAAGCTCTTTGGCATTATCAGTAGCTGAGTTAAGTAACTGAGATATTAAATCAGATGGATCTGTAGCATTATTAATTAATGACTACATTAAAGGTGCATATTTAGCCTCATCTTCACTAAGAGTAATATCTATACTATTTAATAAAGTCTATAGCTTATCAGAATATTCATTATTTTTATAAGCATTTATAAAATCTTGCTCATATTCTGAAGTATTACCCTAATATATTTCCTAAATAAGAGAATTTTTAATATCAGTTAATTCCTAGTTAGAACTAAGTAATAAAATAGATAATTTATTTAATCTATTATCATTATTGAAATTAATACCTCCAATAGTTTCTTTTATAACTGGAGTACCATCAGCTTTCATAAATACTCCTTCGAAAGATTTAGCGAAAGTATATAAATCTTTATTATATTTCTCAGGATGTCTTACAATTTCATTATAATAATGTAATAAACTAAAATAAACTTTTTCTGCATTAGCTGCTACAGAAATAACATTTTTACCAATTAAGTTCTCTTCCTACAATACCCATTTAGTAGCAGGATTCCACTAAGTATAAGTACCACTATCGCTGGCTAACTATTTATCTTTCACTACTTGCTTCATACCTTCTACATTAGTAGGACTATATGAATCAAGTAAGTTTCTTTCATCATTTACTATAGCCTAGGTAGTCCATGATACTGCATTCTAAAAAGCTAATATTTTATTATCACCAGATAACTAAGTACTTTCATGAGTATTAATATCACTGATTAACTAATTTAATATTGGACTAGAGTAATTTACTTCTATAGTACTATTAGGACTATAATCTATATTATTTAATACTTTATTTATAAGAGCATTTCTTAGAATAACATTATTAGAATCATATGCTTTCTAAGCCTCTTCAGCATATCTTTCTATATTTATACCATTATTAGTTTTTATCCATTTAGAATTTCTAGGCACTGGCAATGAACAAGAAGACTCTAAAGCTTCATTAGAAGAGTAATCAAATAAATCACTCCATCCAATAAATTGTCCGTTATCATCAAAATTAAAGCCCATTACATAGGCTTTATCTATATCCGTTATACCTTATATCTTTCAATATAAGACCGACTATATCATCAATCACCTAAAAGATGATTGTCTTGCTCTTCGGAACTTAATTGTAAAAATTGTTCTTTAGTAAAATTATCTCTAATTTTATATTTCAATGATGGAACTTGTAATATGTAAGGCTTTATAATATTAATAAATTTAATAGCATCTTCATAAACACAAGTCATTATAGAAAAAGTATTTTTACCTTCATTAAAAGTGTGCATATTAATATCCCAAGTTTCCTTAAAATAGTTTATAATTATGTTCGCAATATTTTCTTGAACACATGTAGCTATTCGTATAGTATATTGTATACTACTACGCTGTTTAGAAGTATTAATATTAATACAGCCATCATCCATATACCAAATTGCTATACCTTGAGGAGTAAGCCAATTTAACAACCTTCTAGTAAGGGTTTTCTTTGGAACATATACAGTTCTACGTAGCGCTTTTATAGTAGGATTTATAGAAAATTGTGAATATAATACTTCTTTTCCTGTGTTGTACCCACATTTAGAAGTGTATTCTTTTATTCCATTTAATTTAAATCCTGCATTAATAGCTAATTTAACTTTCCATTCTAAAAACTCTTTTTGTTGTATAGAATGACTTAATTTAAAAACATAATTACTAGAAATAGTTCCATCCCCAATAAGTAATGCAATTAATAAACTTTTTTGTTCTTTACTTAATTTTTTTACAATTTTTCTTTTCATAAATAAATAAATAATTTTATTAATTAATAATCTTTTATTTATAAAAAGGTTCCTACTCTCTTTCGAGATAGTCTGTGAACCTTCATCTTTATAAGTATATTGACAAAATTATCAATGCAAAATAATTTTATAGATAAACTTATCTAAGATGCTTGGCTGCGGATTATCCAATTTTATTTTCTTTTACTATATCTTTAATAGTTAATTAAAGCCCTTATATCTATTTCTAGTATAAGTTAGTGAAATAAACTCTAAGGATTTCCCCGTCAATTCACAAGATTTAACGACTACAATATTTATTATGTAAAAATAATTCACATAAAAGGAGATTGTCACTAAAATAACGATATTTTAGTCAATAGTCAGCTCCCTAAAGCCATGCCTAAAAATGAGAAACGTAAATTCTATTATTATTAACCTAAGTAAATCCTATAGTTCTCATCTTCATAAAAGATTGTAAAGAAGCTGTAGGAATACGGTCAGCAACAGTATCTAAGGTTTTCTCAAAAGAAGCCATTAAATACTTTTGTTTATTTTGATAGTATTCATTTCTAGAATCTTCTAATACATCTCCAACTAAATAGAACTAATTATCAATAAACTATTTAAGATTAGGATCTTTAAAAGAATTAGATATTAGTTCAGATTCTGTTTGCTAACTTTTCTAAGAATCACTAATTTCTGCTCCTAAATAAAATTTCTAATGATATATATCATTAATAATATTAGAGATATCTAAATCATTTATACCTAAAGCTCTTAATTTATTGATATTTACATAATAATAATTATATCTTGAATTAGTACCTTGTCCTCCCTACTAAGTAACATTATATTCTTTTACTAGCTATATATCTCCTTCACTAGTACGTAATCCTACTTTATATAATAACTATTTATCTCTAGATACTTTATATAACCAAGTTAATTCACCTTCTTTTTTAGCTATTATATTACCAGAAATATCTTTTTCTTTAAAAAATACTCCTGCATCATTTTTAATAAGAGGTTCTGAAAAACTTAAATAAGTATGTTTATTGTTACCAGTAATAAAAGCTACATCATAATTACCTTTAAAGACTTTAGGCTAAAAATAATCTGCTCTACCTATCTTAGTTTGTAATAATTTTTTAGCTTCAATTAGAGATAGATTATCTACTCCAAATATTTTACTATAAATGTTAGGCATAATATTTTCGGCTGCCTATAATTGTTTATTCTAAACTACATAAATCTTGCCATTAATAGTAACCTATCCATTATGTAAATCATTCAGAATTTTCTAATATTCCTATTTACGCATATTAGAATTTTTTCTATTATTTCTAATACCATCAATTAAGAAAATATTAGTATGACCTACTTTATTAAAAGTACCATCAGGATTAATAGTTCCATAATCAAATACAACACGTTCTGGAGCTAAATCTCTACCATGCATAACATCCTAATGTAAAGATACTATTTCTGAGTTAGGATCTATTAAAGCTCCCTGGGATAATAAATACTCTTTTAGAGTTCCATTTGTATTAGCATCAATGAAGTCATAATAAGTATCAATATTATCTAAAGCTATATGAGTTCTATAATTTACATAAGTTTTAGTTTTGTTATCTAAAACTTTATATACTATATCAACTACGTCAGAAGGTACAAATTCCTCAAAATTAACATTATCTTTAGCTTCTTCTAACTGCTACTAGTATAATAAATAACAATCAATTATCTACTATTTTCTAATCTAATAATCTGAAGATAGAGGTAAAACTTGTAAATTATCATTACCAATAATTTGAGATTTCCTGGTTTCATAGTCATTAGATAATGACACTATTTTATTTTTACCATTAATAACAGGACGATAATCTAAAGGATTAAATGTTCCATCAGTCATGGCTGCAATAGCATCATTATATACATCAGAACTCATATGAGTTTCTCCGCCATATTTAAATGTTTGCACATATTTAAATCCTGGAGTTAATACTAAAGCTAATCCTTTATATTTACCTTTAATTCCTTTATTATTAATTACTGTAGCTATAGATGGTAATAAACTACCATATAAAGTAGCGTCGCTAAATGGAATTGCTAAATCCTTTTTTAGTTCATCATTATTAGACTTTAATACTTTAGAAATTCCTTGTAAGATTATATCCCCTAATTCAGCATCACTCTACTATGAATAGCTAGCTGCCACTAACTAACCAATGTTTTCTGTTATTTCTTGAATTTCCTAAGGAGTTAATTTTTTACCTTCATTATAAGCTTCCAAGAATTTATTAGCAGTGTCTAATTCCAATTTACAAGTTTCCATAGCTAATTGTCCTAATTCATAATAGACTCTTTTTGATAAATGATGCAAATTACCACCTTGTTCAAGAGCAGTAATAGCCTATGTAGGCTAGGTAATTTCTCCAGCATCCTTATCGTGGTCAGCATCCAACTATACTCCATAATGAGTCATAGTCATTGGGACATAAGCTAATGGCTCATTATTAAACCATAAAGCTTTTGAATTTACATTTCCCTAAGCTCTTTTAGAAGCAGATTTATTAGCTAGGTAATGTATCATTTTATTTTTATAAGGCTAAATTATTTCATTCTTTTCTACATAAGAAGCATTATTTAAAATCTACGCAGAAGCTATATTAGAACTTTCTGAATCTATTAAAGTATTAGTATCAATAGTTAACTCTTTGCTATAAATTCCACCTAAAGCTCTATGTAATTCATACACTGAATTTATAGTTTCTATATTTTCATCCTTTCTGTCAAGTCTGTTATTATATTCTTCAGGAGTTATTTTTTCCTAAGTAGTAGCATCAAATACTTGATATTCCGTATGAGGAATATCGTTTATTATATTACCATTTATATCCACATCGTATTCTAATGTATAATATAAATTATTTTTAGTATCATAATTTAAAGAATCAATCTTTCTATATTGTCTAGGTCCAGACTCATAATATAAGTTTTCAAACTCATATCCTATATCATTTACTAAATTTATTTTAATATCATTACCAAATTTCATTGAGGACATCTTCTTAAATATATTGGTAAGTTTTATTTCAGAATTAGAAGACATTCTCATTCTTTCATTAGTAATAGCATATGTGGCATGTTTCCATAATACTACAGAACCTGTTCTATTATCATAGGCATGTCCAATAGTTTTCTTATCCATACCTATAGTCTAACCTCCTAAAGACCAAGATTCAAATACAGCTTGTATAGGATTAATAAAGGTAGAACCATCCATAGCATCAATATCTTTATCTTTCTATCCTTTAAAGTTCCAAACATGTGCTCCAATATCTTCTATAGTAGCAGCATTTATGTTCCTGCTAATACCTTGCTAAGTTCCTAACATAAATGGAATCATAGTAGCAGATACTATATTGGCACGTTTATTACTAGTATTCCATAAATTAGCTTCCTATGCATGAAATAATGTTGGAACATTTTCAGATAAAAATTCCATATTTTGAATAGCGTCATTTTTAAAATCTATAGACATAGCTTTAGATTTTATATCCTATAAACGTCGTCTTTCCTAAGCGTCTTCAGAAGAATTTATTCTTTGAGTAATATCACTAATGAAAGCTCCCTTAGCAGAATTATAATCATCATATTTTAATGGATCAGATAATTCAGTTCCTAACATAGTATATCTCATATTTCCTGATAATAAATTATCAACGTTAAAGAAATACTCTAACATAGGATTTAAGATTATTTTACTAGCATTTCTTGGAAGCTAAGAATCAAATAATATATCTGTACTTTTACCATTTTCATCAATAGCTTTACCAAGAACCATATAATCTCCTCTTGTCCACTATCCTAAATTCCATTCTTTAGTATTGCCTTCACTATCAATGTATTGTCTCCAAGATTTCAAATCCCAATTATCATTATCAGTAGATTTGAAAAATTTAATTGCTAGTTCTTGTGCTGGTAAACTTTTAACTATAGGAGGATAATTCCCATCAGGATCTATATTAATAGTTTGAGTAAGTCTTACTTTGAATCCTTTTTTAAGTAAAGTATCAAGAAAACTTGCCTTCTCCATCTACCATCTATTAGTAAAATAATCAGGTTTGAACTACTAACTTCCTAAATATACAGCTAAAGGATTTAAAGTAACTTTACCTTTATTATTTACATAATTTACATTAGAATATAAATCTACATTAGCCTACCGTGCCATTTCAATTAAATCAGTTTCTTTTAAACCTTTTTCAGATTGAGCTAATACCTAAGCAACAGTGATATACTATCCTAAATCATTCTAATATAATATAGTTTCTGGATCCGTTTTTAATAAAGTGGAAGTAGTAAATGTCCGACCATCTATCTAAATAGTAGGATTTGAAGGTACAGAAGTAGTCCATTTATCAAATATTTTACTAGCTTCTAAAAGCTAATCTTCCGACATGTCATAACCTATATGATACAAACCATCAGTTCCCCGACCTTTAACAGTATTATCTCCGGTAGTTAAAGGAAATGAAGGGAATCGCTATCTATTAATAGCCTTAGTTAAATCATATAAAGTATTATTTAGTAAACGTTTATAAAACTATCCAATAGATGCTATATAAGATTCTTGAATATCCTATTTAGTAGCCTTATTTAACTAGAAAGGAGTTTCTGTATTAACTATATTTATTCCAGCTTTTATAGGATATATAAAATCAGAAGTTTTATCAGAATAATCAGCTGGTTTTATAGATATATAAGGACTTGATTTATCAAACAAATGAGAATAGAAATTATCCATAATACCATGGTATAAGAGTTCAGCAGAACTCATATTTTTTAATTGTTTAGATTTACCATATGCATCTACAGCTTCCAAATCTAATCGTGGCTCCATAACTAAATTTGTTCCCTTGGTTAAATTATTTACAAACAATAATTGTGAAGAAGCACTAGTTCTTGTTTCCTATCCTTTATATCTACTTTCAGAATTTACCTACTCTCTTAATAATTCTTGAATATTATTACCAATAGAATACTATCTATAATTAGGTATTTTAGACCCTGAAGCATTAGATGTTACTGCTGATGTATCAGTTCCTTCAACAATTTTTTTGGATTGTCCAAAAGCAAATAACCAAGGATCCTAATAAGCATTAGCAACCCTAAATATTGTACCAGGTTCTCCAGGTCTAGCAATAGAACCTTTAGCAGCTTTTAAATCTATATTGCTGTATGTTGGAGGTAGTGCAGGATTCATATTAGAGTCGTAAAAATTAGCTATGCTTAATTGAGAAGCTGGCGCCTATGGATAATTTTTTATATAATCCTCATAAAACCCTATTAGATGTTTTACTATTTCATTACGTACTGCGGTTACTAACATACCAGTAAATCCATTATAAGTACTATGACCAAATAATTTCTGCATCTAAGCATACTATCTATGTAACTAACTTTCAGATACAGTATTTAATTTTAAAGAGTCTTCTATAAAGTGGAACATATCAGTAAATCTACTGTCAATTCTTCCATCAATAATAGCTTTTTCATTAAAATCTCCGCCTATGTACTACTTAGTAATATCTTCTCGCTAATTACCATTAATTCTATATATATATATTTCTAAATTTTTAGTATTAGTTGATAAGATACTCTAGAGGTTAACATTCTTAGTATTAGGTTTTGCAACTATTAATAAGTTACCATAGTTAATCTAATAAGTATTAGGTACAATTACTCCAGCGGGATTTGTATAATCTATTTTACCAAAATTATTATGAACAACCATAGAATCATCCATAGTTGTAACAGTTTCATTCTATTTATTAACAATTTCAGTAGTATTTAAAGCTTCTCTATTATAATTAAATTTATCTTTAATAGTTACTCTAGAACTAACTCTATTACCTTCATTCACAATATAAACTTGTTGATAATTCATAGGGTCTAAAGACACTAAAGAAGTAACAATACAATCTAATATTGTAGCTTTATGTGTAACATTTCCAAATAATTGTTTTGTAAATAGACCATCATCAGAAAATCCCCACTATTTTATGGAATGTAATATATCCTACTCATTCTATTCAAAATTTCCTATTATCTCTTCAACAGCGTTATTATGAAATATATCGTATAATAATTTATTTGGATTATCTCTAAATGTTTGAGCACGTTGTTTTAATTCAGTCAAACGGAAATCACTAGTACTAGTTAATTCTTGTCTTAAATGACTGAAAGCTTTGATAGCTGAGGCATCCTCAATAAATTGAGATTCCTCATTATTATTAGAATTAATATATGGAATAATTTTAAACAAAGATTTAGACATCTAAGAAATATTAGTGAGTCCATTTATTAATTCATTATCTGACCAACTTTTACGTAAAGAAGATTCTCCTTTTAAAGTATAAGGCATATTTCTTTTAGTAAAACTATGATTAGCATTACCAACAACCTTTAAATCTTTACCTATAATTTCTTTGATATCATCATCAAAATTTATAAGATTAAAGTAAGCAGCTATAGCATTTCTATATTCTGCATCTGAACTTAAAGAACTTTTAAATTCTTTAGTATAAATTTTATGTTTAAAAGCTTCTAAGGCATCTTCTACTTTAGAATTATATCTCCAAGTATTTCTGTTATTAGCTTCAGTATACATATCTAATTTTTCTGTTCCCCCAGTTAAATATGAACTGATAGTACGCATCCACTAATTTTTTAATTTAACGATGTTACTATTAATAGCCCATTCATTAGAGTTTAATTCATATCCAATTGGGGATATAAATACAGATTTAATAATATTTCTAGTTAAATCAAATTTTCTTAATTTGTCATAACCTTTATTATTTTCATAGGCTATATTTAAAAGCTCTTTATTAGTAACTACTAACTCTTTCTACTAAGCTTTAATAGTATCTAATATCTATTGTGTAGATGTATCTATACTCTATTCCTAAGATATAGATTCATCCTATGATGTAGCAGGTAATTCAAATATTTTCAATAATTTATTTAAATCATCTCCTTTAATATTTTCAAATTTATTAGCAAGTAAATTTATCTATTGCTGTACCGCTATTAAATGGATTTTATCTTCCTAAGTAAGTGCCTTACCCTCTTCGGGTAAGTACACTACATTAGATATAATTTGCATTAACCTAGCATCATTGTTTTTTAAATTTTTCCATTGTCTAGAGTCTAAATTAGTTAAAAACTTTATTAGAGATTGTTTCGACTCAATGTTATCAGTACCTGTTATTTTTATAAGTTCTCTACAAGCCATTTATTATACTAAATTAATAGAACAATTTTTATAATCTATAATATTATCTATATATTTTCCTTTTAGCTATAAACCATCAGTATATGTAGCACCTAATATCTCTTCAATTTTACTTTTCATACCTTCTATAGAAGATAAATTCATAAAACTATCTCTAGATAATTGGAACTCATCATTCATATCAACTTCATCATAAGCCGTTGTATCTAATAACTCATCATATATTTTACTCAACACTTCTTTATCCTTAATAGCTTCTTCTATAAACTTTTTCTTTTTACTAGAATCATCGAAATTTAATTTATATTCTTCTACTATACCATCATTATTTACAATATAATAATTTTTTGGATTATATTTATCTTTAAAAATATTTTTAGTTTCTCCAGATTTAAAGTCAAAACCCTATATAATATTTTTAGGATTATAACGGATATATTTTAAATTACCGTCTTCTAAATATATTAATGGAGGCGTCTAAGAATAACTACCAAGTGCAATATTATCTTCTGTAGATAATTTTAAGTTATGAGCAGTCATAGCCTCCTAAATAGTAGAATAATTTCCAGTAATTACTCCAATATTTTTAATATTATTAATTTTTTCAGTATCTTCCGAAATTATAGTTTCTGTAGGCTATTCTTTAGTAGTTGTATCGGTACGTTTTTCTAAAGATATATCAGCTAAAGGAATAGGAATAACATCTGACATATATAAACTATTTATATTATTAGTTCCTGATGTATTTCTCACTCTTCTAAAATAAGAAGTTCCTCTATCTGCTAAATTCTTTTTATATAATAATTCTGATCCCTATTCATAATCTACTCTAGGATATGTCCATATACCCCATCTAAATGGAGCAGTGGATTCTCTAAAAACTTTAGGATCTTGAACTTTAGTAGTACCATGAAATATTAAATCTACAATATTAGTAAATTCTGTAGTACTTCCTATATCTTGACCTGCTTTTATTAAATCCTACATTGGTAATATTTTTACTTGGGATTTACCTTTAGAATCAGTATACTTATATTTATATTTATTGGAATCTTTATTCCAAAGTTTATTACCTTGAGGAGACATAGCCATTGATACAAATCTATAATTTTTAGTTAATATCATTGGAACTATTTTAAATATACTCCAAGGTTTATACTAATTATGTCTAGCTTCTGCTAGTTGTTGTTGAGATTTAATTACATCTTGATCTAATTCTACCAATACTGTACGTTCATCTCCATCAGTATTATAAGTAGGGAAAGCAAACTAATATCTTCTATTATTTTCCTAATAGTCTCTTAAAGAATGCATAAATAATTTACGAATATCATTAGTCCTACCTTCCTTATCAAAAGTTATATAATTTAATTCATCAAATTCAGAAGTAGTACCATCATCATTAAGAGCTTTTAAATTAATAAAGTCTTTAAATGGAGCTAAAGCTCCTTCTACTACTTTAAGCATTTGTCTCATATATTCAGGAGTAGCATATATATAACTTTTTAATTTGTTAGGACTAGATTCTTTTAGCTCTCTCTATTCTTTTATAAAATTTTCTTTAAAAGTTTCTACCACTGGAGCATCGTCATTCCAATTATAAACACCATTGGTATATTTAAAGAAAGCATCATTTCTATCTTTCTCATCCCATCCTATATAGTAACGAAGATTTTTATTTTCTAGTCCTTCTGGATTTAATCTTCTAAACTAATTATATATATGTAAATCATCATTAGGATTAACCTATAAAGCATTAAGTACTCTTTTTAAATTAGCCCTAGTATTCCATAAATGTGCATACATTCTAAGTCCTAACTAGGTCTAATCCTATGGGTATTTATTAGCACTCTCAGTATCAGTAGCTTTTAATGTATACATATCCTACCATACCTAATTAGTTAAATCCTAGAAAGATAATCCTCTGTGAGTAGGTACTATCATACGTACTTTCATCTTATCAGGATCATAGGCACTATCATTTAATTTATTGTAACAATACATTTGGACTAATTCTTCAGTACTCATATTAGGTATACTGGATACTAAATATACTACTTGACCTTCCATTTTAGGGTTTACTCCTCTCAGTTTATTAGCTCCTCCCATATATACAATAGGTTCAGAAACTGATAAATATCCTCTATCTTTTAATGCAGCTTTATTTATAGTATCAGCATCTCTTAAAGTTCCTTCAGTAGTACCTTTAAAAGTCTCTCCATTAATAGTACGTTCCCATCTCCACGTTTGCTATGGTCTAACTTTCTAAAATGGAATCTGAGAATTCGTATGTTTTAATAAAGTTATTAAGTTTTTAGGAGCATTTATTTCTCTCTATCTTCCTTCATCATATATAGCTTTAAACTATTTTACATAATTATCATATGCTGGTAATAGTTTTGTATGCTCATTAGCATATTTAGAATAAGCTCCACTATCACTAGGATTAGGTAAACTTCCTAATGTAATAGTATTAGTTACTGTATTACCATCAGGGTCAGTAGCCTACCACCTAGCTTCAACAACTGCTACTATCTATTCTCCATTATAATTAAAAGATATTTCATCATTATTTAAATCAGAAAATCCTACTAGAGTATCTGTATTTTTTTTCTTCCTTAAAGTTATATAATATTTTAAATTTTCAAAAGTTTCTGAAGAATCATTAAAATATTTTTTTAAATCTTTATGATTTTCTAAGAAAATTCTTCCATTCCATCTCTCATTAGTCTTAGGATTTCTTACCTGCATTAAAGCATATTTTAGTGTAAGTAACTGTCTTACTAAACGGTCTTTTTCTTTACCATCTGATATAACTGGATTAGCATTATTAAATCTTGCTATAACTCCTACATCAGATAATTCTTTAGATTTAATATCTGGAGAAAACCATTCCTTTTTAGAACCTCTACTTAATCCCAATAAACTAAAATTACCATAACATCTATCAAAGCTATTTTCATTAGGTTCGGTTTCTACTATAGCTTCTGTAAAGGCTGAAGCCTATTTGTTATCTTTATCTAAAGATTCTTTATCAGTAGGAGTAATATCTAAATCTTGAACCATATCATCCAAGTCTGCCATGTTATAATAAGTAACAGTTTCTACAGAAGGAGAACTACTAGTACTAGCATTTGTAGTACTAGTAGAAGTTGTATTAGTTGAAGGATTAAAAGTATAACTATTTAATTCTTCTATTAAACTATTTCTTCTATCATTAGCATACTAAGAAAAGTCTGTAGTATCTCCTGTATAAAATTCTTCAGTACTAGTAAATCCTGAATTAGGAGATATAATAACTGCTCCCTTTATACCTCGGCTTATTAAAGTGTATAATTCTCTAGAACTATTTAATAAATCTCCTACTGCTGTATCATCATATTCTCTAGTTTGAGCTTTAATATTTCCTTCATATATTAAATAATCAAATTCCTATCCTTGTAATTCTTTAATGTTATTAAATTTTATAGCTGTAGGAATTTTACTAGTAATGTCATTAGGTCCAATATAAGCTATTTTTTTAGGAGTATTCTATGGAATCATATCCCACTGATCAAATGAATCAGTAATTATAGTTCCATGCAATTCTCCTGAAGAATAACTATATCTAGGAGAATAACTTTTAATAGCATTACGAGCCTAAACATATTTATCTTTAGGCATAACATCATTTATTAAAGTTCTTACCTACTAAGTTAGTCCATATAATAATTTTGTATCAGAAGATTGTTGTATATTACCATTACGTAATGAAATAGCTAATCTAGGAGTTCTTAAACAAAAAGCATTATCAGTGTCTATATTAGCAATCATTTTATCAGTAGTATATCCAGACTAAGTATCGTCTCCTAAACCTAATATAAATATATCATTCTTTTTAGCCCATTTATTTATTAAAGCTAAATCCAAAGTACTGAAATGAGTTATCTCATCTATAACTAAAATTCCAGAATCATGATTTTTAACATCAGCATTACTAATTAAAGATTCTACACTATCAGTACTACTTAAGTTATTAAAATTTCCATTCAAATCTTTATATTTAGCATCATCTATAACTAAAGATAATAACTATTTAGCATTAATTCCGTCAGTAACTCCTAAAGATTTATTTAATCCAGTTACTTGAGTATCAGTAGGTCCTGCTACTATTATATGTTTATTTTTAGCATAATCAGTTATATATTTAGCTACTACTGAAGTCTTACCTGAACCTCCAATACCACTAATAAATAATAATCTATCAAGTATAGGTACTTTAATATCTGATTTCTTTTTTATTCTATTTATTACAGAAGATACTAAAGAAGAATTATTTATAGCGGCAATACCTATTCTTGCTAAATATAGCTAAGCATCTATTGGTACTATATTATCATATTTATCTATTTCTTCTTTTATAAAAGATAAATAATCATCAGATTTTACTCCTATCGTAGCTAATAAATAAGTGATTTTATCATAGTTATTAAAAGTAGTATAAGAAACAGTCTAATCTAGATTTGTAGTTTCCTATTTATTTATATTATCTATGAACTAATCAAATATAGCGTTTACATCATACCCCTAAGCTTTATATTTATAATAATTTTCATATAATAAAGCTTCTATATCTTTTAAGTTCATATCTGGTGAATAACCTTCTAATAGATTTACGCAATTATTTTGCATGCTTCGAAATTATTTCTATTTGAGTTAAAAAATTCTTTTTTAGTCTAAGTAAATTTTTCTTTAGCCTAATCAAACTATCCTATTATATTTCCCTAATTTATATTAGATATAAAAGGTAAAGAATAACTATTAGGATCTATCATATTTAAATATTTTCCTATTTCTATCTAATATATATTAGCATAGTTTTCATCAATTTCAGCTAAAGGATTTGCTTTTATTTTATGTTCTTGATTAAATCTATTTATAGTTTTATTATGACCATAAATATTAGTTAAATCCTAATCTGTAGAAGCTGCTCGCATATATGTAGAAGCAAGATTTAAAACTGTCTATACTTGTTGTAAAGATTGCATTTCTTGCCCAGTCAATTGAAAAGTATTAGCATCATCATCGTCTTCAAAATGTTTATACATTTTCTAAATTACTGATTCTACATTTTCATTATATACTGGTAAATGCTTAGCTAATTCTACTATAGGATTTGGTAATGATTCTGTTAATCCTGACAAAGTTTGATACAATAAGTTACTATTTATACTCTTTTCAGCATTATCAAGTACTTCTTTAGCAAAAGCTTTGTAACTATCATTAACTGATTTTCTAGCATCATCAAAATTACCATTTTTATTAGTAATTAATGGCTATAATTTAATTAAAGATTGTATAGAATTATTAGAGACATCTTTATTTTCCTATAACCAATTTCCAATTAATTCATCAGTAATCTATTCTCCATTAGCTATATATTTATAAGGATTTATATATTGTAAATTATACTATTGATCGGTATTAGGATCAACATATTCAGAATTCTCTATAGAATTTTCAATTCTATCTACAGTATCTTTTCCAAATACTTCTGTTAATATATATTTGTAAGATTTACCTTGATAACGAGGATCTGATTCTTTATAAGTATAGTCTAAACCTATAGAAGCCAATCTTAATAATTTCTATATTTTCTCTATTTTAGTACCTTCAGATTCAGGTAAAGCATCTTCATTTATAACCTTCTAATTTAATAAGTCAGTTACTACTACATTACTAAAACTATCTGTATTAGTATTAAATAAAGAAGTGATAGGCATCATTATACCTGAATCATCATCATAATTATAGTCAGGATGAATAAATTGTGCATATAATTTACCAAAATACTAGTCGATTTTTCCTGGTTTTTCTTTAGTACCTATAATCTCAGTTCTAAGAGATTCCATATCATTACCTTTATAATTTTTTAAAGAATCTCCTGCTAATTCTTTTATTAAATTATCTTGCTATACTGAAAAATTAGTTAATACTACATTCTTTCTAATATCCTTAATTCTAGCAGCTAACATAGTTTTAATCTATCTAGAAGTAATTGGATCTAATATATGAGTATTTACAAAATTAACTAAATCCTATAATTTCTATTCAACTTTTGTGTTTATCTCTTGTCTTCTTTGTTCTTGTCGTATTTTATAATCCTAAGCAGATTCTCCTTCTTGCTATTTTAATTTAGCATATTCTTCATCAGTTTCATACCACTATTTATTTTCTGGATTATTAGCATTTTGATACCAATCTATTCCATCTTTAAATAATTCCTAGACTTCTTTCTAATAGCTATCATAATTCTAAGACTGCTACGCCATCTACTATAAATAAGGATCGATTTTCTATTGCCAATCTTTAAATAATTTAAAAGATTCCTATAAATCAAGAGACTATGCATTAGCCTAATAAGTCTAATAATCAGCTTTATATTGTTCTATTTCTGGCTAAGATAATTTATCTACAGTTAATCCATGTTGAGTATTATATAACCAAGAATTAAAATCATAAGTTCCAAAAGTAGAAGATATAATAGGATCTATACCAAACATTAACATTTCAGTATAATATGATGAATTTTCAGGAGATTCAAAATTTAATAACTCCTATTTTTTATTATTTAAATAATCCTACCAAGCTGCTACGTTCTAATTACGCTTAGCTTCTTCTCCACTATTATGACGTTCTGTAGAGTCTAATAAACGTGCTTCTCCTAGCTTATCAATTAATTCTTTAGAACTACTAGCAGTAGCTAACTCAGGAATTAATTCTTTTGGAATTTCTCCATTTTTAGCTGATGCGGCTACTTCTAAACCTTTTTGAGCTATAACTACTTGTTGTGCTAATTTCTACCAAGTCTACTGGTAACGTGTAATATAAGATTCTTCTTGTAAATATCCTTGTAGATTTCTAAAAATTTTATCCTACATTATCATCTAATTAAATAAGTCTTCATCAGATTTATTTAAATTATTATCGTCCATAATAGTTTGGTAAGAACGAATCTAATTAGTAAGTCTTTTAGCAATATAATCATTTATTGATAAATCTCCATCAACAGTGATATTAACCTACTAACCTTCACTGTCTGTAGTGGCATTAGTTGCTGATATAGTAGTACTACCAAATTGTCCTTTCTTACGCATTTGTTCTATAGTATTAATCATATCTTCTGCCTTACCTTCTCTAGTTAAATATAACATATTACCAGAGTCTTTATTTATATGGAAATTTTTACCCTATAGAACATTTACTCCATAAAACATACCTCCACCAAGAGTACCTCCAATAAAACTCATTCCATATCTAGAAAGTAATTGAGCTATATTATATCCGCCCTTTCCTTCCCCATTAAGATTTGGATCATAATTAAAAGCACCAACATTAGCTTGTGTAGTTATTCCAAAATTATGAAGCATTTCATAAGTAGCTTTAGACATATCGGTTACTAATTCTTCAGAAACTTCTTCAAGACCTTCACCTATAGCTTTACCTACTGCACTAGTAGTATGATATTTTATATCATCAGCATAATCCTATAAAGCTTTAACCATTTTATTTCTTCCAGATAATATAAGTCTTTTAAATTTGTTAGCATTTTCTGGAATATTTTTAGTAGAAATTCCTAAAGCTTTAGCCCAATTTTCTTTTTCACCAAGTAGAGCAGTTCTTATTTGACGCATATCATTTTTAGCTAATTCATCAAAGAACATTTCTCCAATACCTAGTCTATCTACAGTATACATACCTAAAGTAGATCCTAAAGCTACAGCAGCAGCTTCTCTAGGAGTAGCTCCTGCGTCTAACATATTTTGATATACATCAGTATTAGAAACTAATGCCATATAAGCTAATGAAGCATTAGCACCTAATCTATTTAATTTTTCTATTCTAGGTTTATATACGTCAAAAGTTTTTCGTAAAGCCGCAGAACCTATAGATGTCTATTTCCAAGCGTCTCCAACTGCTTTACCTTCCTATTCTAATATTTTAGCTATCTAGCCTTCTTCCATTCCATATAATGATAATGCTTTATACTTATCTTCAGCAGTATTAGCATTATTTAATACGCTCTATAATTTAGATTCATATAAGGCTTTGGCTTCTTCTTCAGCTACTTTACTTAAATCCTATTTTCCAGTTATTAATTTCTTAGTCCAATTAGCTACAGCTTTTTGCTAACCCCATTGTGTAGCTACATCTCCCATCATATTAAATACTCCTTCCCAAGTCCATATAGCACTCTATCCGGCATCAGAAACACTACCTGACATAGCAGTAGCTCTACCTTGTAAAGAGTTAAGAAACTAACTATTGGCTGGTTTATCTGAAAATAAGGATTTTATCATGCCATATAACATAGGAGTAGTTTTAGCTAGTTCTCTTACTACTAAACCTGCACTATAAGCTTCTCCAACATATGGAACAGCTAAAGGTAATACAGAAGCTACATTTTTTAAAATAGTTCCTGTTATACTTTTATCCATATCATCAGAGTCAATAAAATCATATTTATTTAAAGAAGATGCTTCTGAGGTTACTATGTCTCCCATTGATAAAACCTATTTAGTAGCAGGATTTCTACCATTTAAAGTTTCATAATAAGGTTTACCATTAGAATTTAATTTTAATTCTCCCTTAGAATGTTCTATCTTTGTACCTGAAATAGGATCAATATGCGTTCCATCAGAATCGTATGTAGCTAATACTAATGGGTCACTAAATATTTGTTTAATATATTTAATAGGGTTAGAAAATAAAGATATACTATCAGGTATTTCGTTTAAAAATTTTCCAGTAGATGAATCAAATATATTCTAACCTTGGGCAATTTCTCTAGTACTTTTATTCTATTCACTTATTTCCTAAAAGCCACTAATACCAATACCCTAATTAGTTGGGTTAGATGTAAGTTTAATAAACGAGCCTAAAGGATTTTCTTTATCAGTTTTCATTCCCTAGGTAGTACCAGTAAATGGATTATATATCTAATCCCCAGGCGCCTATCTTACATCAAACATATCATAAACAGTGTGTATAGATTTATCTTTCTGTAATTCTCCCCATTTAGTAGCTTGTTGTTGATAATAATCATGAAATTTATCTTTATTAAAATTACCATTGTTATCAGCAAATGCTGGATTATTTATGATAAAATTAGATTTAAGATAACTTTCTTCTTTTAACATCTAAGTATTATCAGTATCTATCCCTTTCATTTTAAACATTTCTGTACTATAATCGGGATTATTTATATTGGCAACTATCCAATCGTTATTTAACATAATTAATTATTTAAAACATTAGAGCTAGTATTATTAATAGGAACATTCTACGCTCTATATAAAGCTTCCATAGCACTAAGCATATTAGGAGTTACTTTACCAGTTAATATCATAGTAGATACTGGATTATTATCTAACGGAATATAAACAGGAGCTTTATAAATATTACTATTAAACCATCCAAATGGTGCCATAGATGAACCACTAATTTTCTAAGAAGCGCCACCTTTACCATCAGGATATAGTATTTTTGACATATTCTCAAAATCTGAATCCATATTACTTACAGTAGTAGCTAATGTAGGATTTCCAACAGCATCAGAAGATGCTTGTCCATCCACTACTAAGAAAGCTCCAAATCTATCTTTATTAGGGAATCCTTTAGAATCAACTAATTCACTTAGTCCATACTTTTTAAGAATCTATGCTTCTCTAATAAGATAAGCTTTTGGGTCTGTAGTCTAAATATTTTTAATTTCCTTCATAGCCTACTCATATTTAGGGATTAATTCAAAATCAGGAACTTTATTACCATAATTATCTAATTTAGCTGGTAAATTCACTCTCATACCTCCCTAATTTAAGTAAACTATATCTTTAAGTTTATCAGGGTCTTCGATTCTTTTATCTCCAAAATAGATAGCTCTAGTATCACTTATTCCCTAAAGTCCTGATCTACTAAGCATATCTGCTAAACTAGTGCTCTATATAGTTTTTTTATCCTAAACATCTTTAATATCTCCGTATTTCTAACCATATAAAGTCATCATAGCACTAGAAGAATCTGGTCTAAATTGATATGTGCTATCCTATCCTCCAATACCATCCTATATCATAAATGCAGGATTAGCTTCTGCTTTCTCTTCCCAATCTCCTTCTTGAGATCCAGAACTACTACCACTTTTCTCAGTTTTAGCATCTTTTTTAGTGCCATCAGGATTTAACTAATCCTAATATTCCATAGTGGTATTAAATGAAGTATTACCAGTAGCTAATAGCTTTAATAAATAATCTACTCCTTTTTTATTTTTTCCTGCTCTAGCTGTTAATAAGGTCTACTCTTTAGTAGATAAAGATGTCCAAGCATATTGTAATAAATTAGCTACCTAATCAGCATTTTCTTTAGTAGTATATTTATATACTCCTGACATAGTTAATGTAGTTGGGTCTAATCCTCTCTATAACAATCCTTTAAGTACTGTTAATCCAGATTTAGTATTAAAACCATCAGTACTAATATAGGAAGAAACACTACTAGATTGAGCATTACTTAATATTTTCTATAGTTTATCAGTAATAGCTTCTACACTAGTACTACCATTTACTATATTAAGAATAGAATTATCTCCTGGTAATTTCTAAGCTCTTAGTTCCATTATATCTGCATTAGTAAGAGTTTTGTAAGCATAAGGATTTTGTTTCCATTTCTCAACAGAAATAGTATCTATTCCTCCATCACTAGTTTGTATTACAACTCCTCCCTAATCAGTAATAGCCATCTCATTTTCTGAATGATTGGCAAACATAGTATCTCTAGATTTATCCCAAACTTCTTTATTAAACTTAGCTATTTTAGCCTATAAAGATATTCTAGTTAACATCTAAGCAAAGTTTGAATAATTAGTATCTCCTGTATTTGTTGGATCAGCCCAGAAGTTCTAGGCTTGTGTATATAGTTTTAAGATGTCACTAGGAAGACCATTTATATCTTTTAATAATCCTAGGAAATCTTTATCTGTTATCTTTCCCTTATCCTCAGCATTAGATGATTTTTTATTAGCAGCAGCCATAGCTTTTATTAACTTAGCAGTATCTGATTCAGCTTCTACTCCAGTTGTAGCCATAGCTAAAGGCTAATAAAAAAATGCAGAGGAGGATGTTCCCCCTTCTGCAAATTTTTGTATTTTTAAATTCATTTCTTATTACTCTTTTTAAATAAAGTATTAATGAGTTTACTTAAATCTCCGCTCTATTTAGTAGCAGTATTAATACTATGTCTTATAGTATTATAAAATTCTTTGGTATTAAACTTTGATATATCTTCAAATTTACCACCTTTTTTCTAAAAAAGTGGTGTTGAGTATTTAAATCCAGGATTGCTAATACCATATACCTAATACATATTGTTATAGTATTTTGCTTCAGCTTCTTTATATGCATTAATTAAATCTTTATACTCATTAGTATCCTAAGCATTAAAGTTCAAGTCATTCTAATGCTGACGTAATAACTACTAATATTTTTGTTGAGCTAATAAAACCTTAGCATCATTTTGATAATCCCACTAAGCTTTAGCTAAACCATATTGCTACTAAGCATTCTTTCTTTCAACATATGGATCAATAACATTAAATTCCTCTAAAGCATTAATCCAATTTTGTCTATTAGTAGCAAGTGCTCTAGCCCTATCTCTAGGATCTTGATACTCATTACGCATTCTAGTTTTATATGCCTACTAAGCATTAGCATTAGCAATATCAACAGCATTTTCCATATTGTAAAGTCCTGCTTTATAAGACTATTGCTTCTATCCTTCTAACCAAGTATTTCTTTCAGCATTACCTTGTAAATATAACTTATTAGCATTATTCATACTTTCTTGCTAAGCAGCAGTCTACAACTAACCACTAGAAGTAAGTGGTCTAGAAGTCTAATTCATTGTCTCAGCAGCTTTACTGTGATAAGCATTCTACTAAGCTAAATTATCCATTACTTGATAACTAGTATGCTTAGGAGAAATAACATAATTTGGAGCTTTTATTTTGAATATATCATTAGTAGCTTTATTAGCTAATAAATATTTACCAGTTTCAACGGCATTATAAAGATTACCTGGATTACTTGTTAATTTAGTTAGGTATTCTTTACCTTTATCAAATATGGATTTCTTACCAATATCAGGATTAGTTACTGAGCCATCTTTTTTAGGAGTTTCTTGTGGAGCAGCTTCAAAATCTTGATAACCATTTAAAGTTTTATCCTTTGTAGGAATCCATTGACCTTTACCAGAAGTATCACCTGGTGCTATATAATAGTAAGCTCCAGTATTACCTTGTTCTTTCCAATATTTTCCCCAATCTCCAAAACCTCCAGCTTTTATACCTGGATCAGTTAAAGATGCTACACGAGAATAAGTCTATAAACCTAAAGCATTATCTATATAAGCTTTACTTGGATCTGCATTATAACTATCACCAGTAGCTAAAGCTTTATCAGGTCTAATAAAATTAATTAAACCATAAGCAACTCCTTTTTTATTAGTATAATCTTTAGTATTATTTCCAAATAAAATATAATTTAAAGTATTACCTGCATTCTAATAGCCAGTATTAAAAGTGCTAATACCTTTATTGGCAACGTATGTAGAATCATTATTATAGTTATTTATACCATAAGTACTACGATTATTAACATTTTTCATTACATAATCAGCATACTATTTAGTGGCATTATCTCCTACATAATGAGTTCTCATCCAAGCTAAAACATCCTAATTATTAAAATATTTATTTAGATAAGTATTATATCCATAATCCTAATTTTTACCTGCCCATATATTATTTAATTTTACACCTCCTTGAGCTTTAATAACACCGCCTTGTTTAAAAGCATGGACAGATTTTAAGAATTCATAATCATATAATACTCCTCCATCCTAGCGTCTTTTAATATTATTATCTCTGCTAGTTTTTTTCTTTTTATTAGACTATTTACGTTGGGTATTAGATCCTTTAGTATTATCAATAGGCGGAAATAAACGCTCATACATAGCTTGCTTTTTAGCTCTAGCTGCTCCTTTTAATGTAGGTTTAAATTCTTTAGGGTTCCAATTTAAAGCAAACTATCTGTTTTCCTACGTTCTTATATATTCAGGAATAGTATTTTTTAGATAAGTATTATATTGAGCCTATCTAACTTCCTACTATGCATTTGCAAGATCTTCTGCTAATGACTTACGTTCATATAAGTCCTTCTATAAAGCACTCCTACGTTCAGCATTTTGCTAATCATAAGTTGAATAATTGCTATGAGATACTCTAGTTAATCTTTTAGCTCTCTATTCCATTTCTAATTCCATAATCTCCCAATCAGTCATAGGTCTCTTTCTATAATGCTCATAAGCTTTTCTAGTAGCATTATTAATAGGAAGAGGTTCACTTGATGTAAATCTTTTTCTTAATAATTCAATATCCCTCTTTTGCTATTCAGGAGTTATATTATGAGTCTATAAAGGTTTTTCAGGATTATTAGTAATTATTGTCCAACGCTAAGTAGGTTTAGAAGCTTTACTATTCTTCTATA